AGTTACTGATTTTTACCATTTTAGTTTCTCCTTTCTGGTTAGAATCTCTGTAGTCCTTGTAGAACACATCCATATCTACATTTCCATTGATACCATTGACTTTTCCTTTGCTAGAATACTGCCAGCCTACACCGACATTCGGACGTAATCTTTCCTGCACAGAACCATTGTCGCTTGCCGGATAACGAGCAATCCAACAATCATATTGCTTGAGAGCATCTGTCAGAACATTATTGTACCAGTCGAGATTACAATAAATTCCAACCTTATAACCGGCTTTCTTGATTCTGGTCAGAAATGCTACTGCAATATTCTCAATAGCCTGTTTTCCGAGACTTCTCTGCTGGCTCCATTCAAGGTCATAGAATACTGGAAAGTCTAGTCCACGTCCACCAAGAACGGAAAGTACGTCCTCAGCTTCGTCAATCGCTTGTGCCGGTGTCAAAGCGTAGCTGTACTTGTATCCACCAATAAGAATTCCATTGGATTTACAACCTTTGTAATTATGTTCAAAAGATGTATCAATTCCAGATTTCTGATGAATTCTTAATATCGCAAACTTGATTCCAGAATTTTTAACTTTCGTCCAATCAGGTTTCCCTTGAAAAGATGATACGTCAATACCTTTAATTTCCAATTTATCAACTCCTTTCATGAAATCATGGAACATATTTGTGAGTCATAAAAATCCAAGTAGATATTTTTCAAATCATTTTGACCGGAACGAAATCCTACTAACTTATAGTCACAGGCTCAAAGCAAATTAAAAGTGCTGTGCTCCAGGGGACAAGTGTCACTTTCAATGTTGCAGAAGAAATATCAAGTACGGGTGGTGCTGCGTATTCAGATTTTTTTGATATTTCTTCCACTCCCGACAGCCTTCCTGCTATGTATAAAGAGGTAATGCGGTTGTTATCAGTTAGTAGAAGCGAAGTCATATGACTGTTTACATTACCCCACTTTATACTTACTGTCTTTGCAGAACTATCATTTTTTATAATATAACTATTGGCCTTGAGCCGGTTACTATTTAATTCATTAATCGCCCCCAGCACCGTCTTGCTGTTCGTCTGCAAGTTACTGATGACCGCATTGGTCAGTTTTCCGACAATCCAGTTCCAGATTCCGCTGAACGGCGAAAGCTTATTTGATTTCGATGTTGCGTCATAAATCATTAAAGAATCCGCATCCTCTGGTGTTGCTTTCTGTGTGTACTCATTAAATTTTCCCATTACTGTAATCTCCTTTCTAACTCTTTGATACGTTTTTCTTGCTCGTCAACCTTTGCGCTAAGTTCCTGTATGGCTTTAATGGCGTAGTTGAGAAGATACGGGCTGTTAATCTGCTTAATGTCCATCTCGCCGTTTTCGTCATATCCGCCGCCCAGAGCCAAGTTCGGGTCGATTTCTTCCAATTCGTCTGCCACGAAACCAATGTTTTGATGCCATCCACCCATCCGCTCTTTCCAGTCAAATTGACGAACTTTCATGCGATTAACCGTTTCGAGGGCGTCTGTTTCGCTGTTTTCGATGTTTTCTTTTAAGCGGATGTCGGAAACTTGTGAGGTTGTATATAAATAGTCTGTGCTAAAGCCAGATCCACCCCATTTAGCACGGATTCCTAAACGTCTGTATGTTGCCGCATCTCCGTGCTTACTGCCTGTTCCCGAAAAAAGATAGGCCACTTGCGAATCATCTGCGCTTACGGACGCTACCGGTTGTCTTTTAACTTTGCCGGACGTTTTTGCTTGATTTTCCAAGTCGTAAAACATAAGGGTTCCATCGACAGTTGCGTTTCCGCCTACGCTCAAGCTTTTGCCAATAGTTGCACTTCCATCTGTCGAAAAATTTGCTCCAAGTTCGCATCCGTCCGTAAAAAGTGAGTTTGTATTTATTCGGACTTTGTTGTTCAGATAGCGAACAATATAGCCTTCCCATTTTTTGCTCGTATCACCTTCCATCCAAAGTTCAGGCACTTTATTCTGGACTTTCTGTGCGTACAGCCCATACTTTCCAAGCATCAGCGCATTGTAGTTGTCTGCATCTGTGTAGTCTGTATACAATCGCAATCCGGCAGTATTAAGAGATACCATTGGATTTCCAGTGTTTTTATTAAGTACGACATATCCGGTATATCCTAATCTCGATATCTGATTTCCGTCAGCATCGTAAATCTTCAGCTGACCGTTTCCGTTATTCGTGCCGCCAAGACTGATAACGCCACCCTTCATAGCATTGAATGAGATAAACAGCGTCTGGTTTCCGCTCTCATCTTTTTCGTAGTACAGCCCCTTAAACTTCCCATCATCTGACAGGATATTGACTATCTGCTCCTGTGTCAGTGACGCCACATCGACCGCAACGGAATATGTCTGGTAGTCCGCAAGCTTCGTTTTCGACTGGTCAAAATACAATGAAACCTTGAGCATGTCATGTGCATTGAGCGACAGTCCGTTGACATTGATGTTCAACCGGTCAAGCGCCGCAGTCTGTGATACCGTGAGTGTCGACCATGTAGCGCCGTTGTCGGTGGATTTTTCCAGTTTCCACCAACCTTTCTGCGACTGTGCAATCTCGCCGTTTCCATCACGATAGAACGAATCTACAATGAGTGGCGCCGGTGTTATCTTTTTGTCCGCTCCCATCAGCAACACATCCGCATTGCTCTGGAAAAAGTAAGTCCTTCCGGCAGTACCCGGTTCGCCCTTAATTTTCGTCCAACTATATCTTGCTGGGTCGGTGCTATCATCCGGCGTGTAATCGGTATACTGACCGATATACAGCTTATTGACACTATCATCTACGGAGAAGCCTGTTCTACCATCCGCACTATTCGCATATGCGATATGGAAGTACGGCGTCTTTCCGTTCACTCCCGGTGTTCCCGGCACGCCCTGTGCTCCGTTTGCTCCCTTAATCAGCGACCACGTGTATTTTGTCGGGTCGGTGCTGTCGGCTTCCACGAAGTCCACGTACATTCCAATATATTCACGGTTTCCGTCACTTACCGAAAAATCTTTCGTTCCATCCGCACTGTTGGCATAAGCAAGGTGCGTGTACTGTGTCTTTCCGTCTTTACCATCTTTTCCCGGGATTCCCTGCGGTCCGGCGTACTGTTTCGCAAGTGAGAACTGTTTCGATACGACAAGGTTATTCAGATATGCGGCTTTGATGTTCACCCATCCACTGTCTGCGGTCAGCCCGGTAACGGTGTATGTCTTAGTTTCCTTATCCCAGTTTCCCTGTATGTTCTGGGACGTCGTAATCGTGTACGTACAGTTATCTGTAATATCCTGCGTGCCGTACATGACGGTCGCTGTCGTGGTACACTCCGGGAACTCCGTGTAGTTTCCGTCACTGTCAACCGGGATTCCCTGATAGTCATTATCAAGCTGTATGGTCATGTTTCTAGCTAGGGATGCCGCTTCAAGGGCCTCTTCTGCTTTTGCGTCATCCGTATATTTATTCAGTTTCTGCCAATCCGACTGAACATAAGATGCTCCCTTTGCTCTTGAAACTGTACAGGTAAGGATGTCTCCACCTTCACTCTCTTCCTGCGACCATAAATCACCGATATCATAAGGCGGCTGTGGCTTTGTCACAAAAACTCTGCGCTTATGATCTGCGGTATCCTGTGCATTTTGAGCCGCCGCAAGAGCTTTTGTGATATCGGTGTCCTGTACAAGAACCCATTCCCATTTACCTACGGTCGAATCATAAAAGAACCGGTAAGCATATCCGCCTTCACCAGTTTCTTTGTTCGGCTTCCAAAAAAACAAATCTCCTTCATGCTTTTTCCGTTCTTCTGTTGTTGTCCAATTAGATGCAGGTTTGTTTTGAAGCGTAGGTTCATAATCGTAGTAGAATGTTTCAATCTGGCCATCTATCTGATCTTGCAATTCTCCTAGTGAGCCAGTTACCGTTTCAGCATAGTCAGATAGTTTTCCGTCTGAATAATCCTTGCTCTCTTGGAGATAGTTTGCAAATGTTTGATTAAGAGATTTCCCTCCACCAATTTGAACACTTCCGTCGAGATATACGGATTTTGTGTCCATATCTACAGAGAAGATGATGCTTCCATCGGTATCTGTTACCGTGATTGCTCCGGCATTAATCCAGTCAGCATTAACACCAACAGCGTTCAAAATTCTCACAATCGTATCTCCGTCAACAGTCATTCCACCATTCCATGTTTGCCCGCCATCGGTTGAAACACCCCATGCTTCTGCGGTCATCTTCCATACAGCCTTTGATTCCGCAAGTGTGGGTTTGTCATGTAAATAAAATATCTGGCTACCGTCCTGTTGAGTCTGGACTGTAGTGTAAACACCGGTGGAATTGTCCAGTCGGTCTTTAAACTCTTGCAATGCCTGCTCTCGGGTTGTTCGCTCTCTCCAAACGGATTTTCTGGCATCCACAGCCGCTTGCGTTACAAGTGAATAAGTCTTTGAACTATTCCGGGCAGCACTTTCGGCATTGCAGGATATCTGTTCAAACGTTCCCGGTTGCAGCACGACATTTGTCAAATAGCTTTTATACTTATTTCCTTTTCGATCGGTGATTAGAACAGCATCACCGGCTTCAAGAACTATATCAGTCAAGCATTCTGTTTCAAACGGTCTAAAAGACATCCCGACGCATTTTTCGCCGATTATACTTGCAACAACCTCTCCGGTTCCTTGCGGAATCAGTTTGTTTGCACTGATTTTCAGAACGTATCCTTCTTCTCCGTACAGATACGAACTTGCTTCTTCGTCCGTAGATGTGGATTCCAGATACTCTGTTACCTGCACACCGGTTATCACCACATCGTCCAAGTTTGGGGTAAAACCATTGGTGGAATTTATAACTGCCCTGTTCGCATCGGTAACTTCTGTGTCATACCATTTTATAGTCAGTCTGCCGTATTTATCGCATCTGGCGTACTGGCATCCGATCTGGCATGTCCATGCAATGACTTGTCTGAAGGTCAGTGCTTCATCATCAGGCCTTGCCGGTATCTGGTAAGAATCTTGATAGAAATTAAGTGTGTCCAGTGTTACTCCGCACACCTTGCAAGCATCCTGTATGATTTGTTTCCTTGTCGCCGGATATTTCAGCTTACTTGCAGAATAATCACGGTCGAACTTCCGCATGTTATCTTCACATTCTAGTTCGATAATTGTAGTGTTCTGGTACGGAGTATCTACGACTGTCATTGTGCATATCCGGATTTTTTCTATCAAAGCATTTTTGTGCACTATGATTTCGTTACCGGTCGTATCCAGAATCTTACCACCGGTAGTATCGAGCAATGCGCTGGTGTCTTCCGGCTCAAGTTCGATTCCTACGTAGCAGATCACCGTAGCATCTGTAAAATCATAATCTGTATACTTGCCATCAAAGTTATTGATTGACAGGTTCAAAGTATTGATATTTGCGGACCCGATGTTAAAAGTGTTGTCGTCAGACACGGAATCCTCGAACTTCATACCGTTCGACCAAAAATCAGCGTTGGTAAGATTGATAACTGTCCCATCCGTCAGCGTTATGTCAGCGTATTTTAAATAATTCCTGTTATCGTTATTTTGTTCATTCTTAAATCTGTCTGAAATATCTCTCAATCTCTCACCTCCTATTGCTCGATCAAGTCAAATTGCAATCCTTCCATCCGTTGATTCCCGACCCACCAGCATTTAAAAGGAGCGGACCGGTCGCCAACATAAAAGGTTCGGACTTCGTGTTTGTTTCCAGACAAGAGATCGGGATATTCAACAGAAATGTACTCTGGGTTGACCGCCTGCACGATTTTGCAAGCTTTTTCCCATTCCGGTGCGTTCCAACCTATTTCCAGTTTTCTCTTCTGTCCAACACGATTCTTATGCATGATCGTGTCATCAGTACGCCCGGATTCTGACGCTGATATGTCCTGAAGTCCCCATGTGAAAGAGGACGGACAAGGCATCGCTGCACCATTAATTTTTATAAAAACGTCTGCCATTGAATAATCACCTCATTTTTGCGCATAAAAAAGCGCCTATCAAAGATAGACGCTTTATGATTATTCATTATACTTTTTTGATGTAATATGATTCCATATTTTTACATATGATGTTCGGGCAAAAAGAAAGAACCGGAGATTTCCCTCCGGTCCATAGCTTTATTTATAAACTACTTTGTACATTGCTCTACGATACGATTTCACTTTTCCATAACGATTATTATTTGTAAACTGCACCATTTCGACAACGTGTGTTCCAGATTTTATATAAATGTCGTCCAATGATCCCCCTCCGCTAACAGAAGTGCCGTGATTTTGATCCCAAAGCGTTCCGTCAATATAGACATACGTCATTAATTCCCGGTCAACATTATTTGCTGAAAAATTGATATATCCCATTGGAAATTGTTTATATAACTGCATAAGTACGGTTTTACCATTCGTACTTCTTTGAGAATTATATTCAATAAAGAAATCTGCATCTCCACACTCTTTTTGATTTGGTAAAAGCATCTTAAGTTTGCTAGGTGTGTTCTTGACCGTAACTTTGCACTTAAATGTTTTACCAGACGCACTTCTGGCGGAAACATAAGCAGTTCCGACATTTTTTCCACTGATCTTACCGGTTGACGAAACTGTTACAACTTTGGCGTTTGAAGATGTCCATCTGTATTTCTGTTTCGTATTCAGCATTTTAAGCTGTGCCGTTTTCCCTTTGTACAGCGAAATGTTAGAGCTGCTGATTCTCGGCGCTTCTACTGTCACTAAGCACCGATAACTCCTCTTCCCGATTTTGGCAGTAATCGTAGCTGTTCCTCGGGCCTTTGCTGCTACTTTTCCGGCGCTATTCACAATCACATTTCTTGAGTTGCTGAACCATTTTGGTTTTGCTTTTGTTCCGACCATCTTCAGCTGCATCGTTTGTCCTGTGCAAATCGTCACCTTCGTTTTGTTAATTTTCACTGTTGCCGCCGATGCCGGAACCGCCATGGCAAGTGCCATAATCATTGCCAGCAAAATCACTGAAAACTTTTTCCACCTTTTCATTTTCTTCTTCCTCCCTTGGATTGATAGTTCAATTATACATCTGATAAAGAGAAACTACAATGAGAATCGCAGTAATTGATTAGGTAAAATCACGCAGAATCCATTTTTTGTGTTTCCGTGGAGTTTTATCGTTCAAAAAAAATCGTGCCCGTATTTAAGCCGTTTTATTTGAGTAAGGCTGTGTCAATGATCTGGAAGTTTGCCCTGTGAATGTAAAGGGCTTTCCCGTCAATCATGAGCTTTGTCATTTTCGGCAACTTCTTCGGAATTTTCCAGTATACTTCGTCACCAGAATATGCTGTAATAGGTTGTCCTAGCTGAGATTTAATCACAACAACTCTGGATTTTCCAAAATAATTCTTGTACTGATTTACGATCCCGGCAACGTAAGTATTGTCAGAAAGTTTTTCCGTAGATTGACTGTAAATATCAGTCTGCTTAAAATCCACATCCGGCTCCAGGCCATCTTGCTCAAATATGCAGGTGTCGCCGCAGCTCTGGATTTCCTTGCCGTCAATATTGATTGTGATCACGGATGACAGCTCGTATCCGCTGACCACAGTTCCATCACTGTTGTAAGAAGTTGTCTTAACCGGATTCCCTTGGACATTGATTTTATCGCCAGTAGTGGTCATCACTTTTGAGCCATAGTTATCATAGGTGCGGATTGTATATCCATTTCCAACCAGATCGCCTTTGATGTCATTAATAGTATCGTCCATCAGAGCACATCCTGTAGTTCCGCCGATAAGACATAGACATAAGATTGCAAGTAACATAATTTTGATTTTCTTCATTTTACCACTTCTCCTTTAACTGATTTATCGGTGTTCCTGCTACTCCGGCACTTTCGCCACTATCAGTAGCCTTGAAATAAGCACCGTCTTTTTGTGGGTACATAAATTCGAACATCAGATAATTCGCAGCATCGCAGAGATACTCCGTGTTGCCAGTTTTAAGATATTTTTTGATGCACATATCATGAGATTCTATAGCATTTACCAATTTCTCGCCGAAATTATCTTTTGCAGTGCCGTATTTGTAAAAGCTTGTTTCGCACCGGTTTTGTCTCAGTTCATCAAACTGATCAGAATATTCTGCCGGCATTTCTTTTCCAAGTCTACTCATTTCTTTCTCACTTTCTAATTAATTACTGTATTATTTTAAGCCAGAATCAAATCTAGCGTATTATTTGTGGAAATTATCATTCAAATATTTTTGAAGTGTTTTCTACTTCGTTGGTCACAGCAAGAATCAGTTTTCCCACGAAATGTTCTTCCGGCATTCCCACGTATCTGCTCCTGAGGGCTTCTGCTTCAACTGCGAATTGTTCCCACAGTTCAGAATTTTCCAACGGGATCCGCCAGTATTTCTTGTGCAATCCCCACACTTCCTGCCAGATAGCAAAGTATTTTGTTTTGAAGTCCATGTGTTTCTCCTGCATGTTGAGTTTATAATCAATTACTATAACGTTTTTGGCTAGAATCAATTTGAATCGTTTGCGTGAGGAAATTATCACCTACGGTGTTCTAAATGGATTTTCAACCGTTTCATTCAATGTAAATCGTTCCTCTGTATTTTTCAAATCGATACTTCTGGGAAATATTCGGGTATTTTTCTTTATCCACCAGGCTGTAGAACATCTTTTGCGGTCTGGCATACAATTTCCTTTTGCCATACAGAGCTTGATAAATCATCAGTGGTTCTCCAGTCTCCGTATGCGTCGCTTCGCTAATGATGGCATACAAGTAATCATTGCTCTGCGGATCACAGATTGTTTCTCTCTTGAAATGTTTTACAATGTCTCCTGGTATGAATAATGGTCTGTCTACTGACATTCAACTTCCTCCTCCCATTTCTGCTTAACCCGTTCACACAAAATGTCTTGATTTCTCTCTGAGAAGAACAGCCAGATATGACGATCGAAGTCTTTTCCGTTTCGTTGGCCAAGGTCTGACTTGAAGAACTCATCTATCATGTCCTGATAGAACCGGAGTTCATCTTTTTCTTCCACGTCCGCTTTCAGAAGTGGTGAATCATCGCCAATGATAACTCCCATGAACTGATTTGCATATTTGACAGAAATCATTGTATGCTGTTCGCCCATGTGTTCCCGGTACTGCTTGAAGTAATAAGCGATAACTGCCATGGTCAGACAGATGTCATGATCTTCCAGAATATTCTCCTGTTCACCATACAGTGAATTAAACTCATTGTACAGAATCTGTGGTACATCTTCGTCCCGGTACTTCTCAGAACGATTTTTCTGTTTTTGCTTGCGGTACACTTCCTTCTGCTCAGTTGTACGTGAGGGTATATTATTTATATCTAGTATATTAATATTATTAGGAGCAGAAGTCTTTGAACCTTTATCATTCTTTGATAAAGTCTTTTTCTCTTTATTTGATAAAATAAAGTCTTTATCTATATCATCTACACTGTATTTATAACTATTATTACTATGTTTCATATTTGGTGTGTCTGAATTACTGTTTTTGAAGTCCTGACTTTCAAAATTTGAAAGTCTACTCTTTAAGTACCTTTTTCTGCCATCATTTTTAAACACATAAAGATATCCAAGCTTTATTAACTTGGAGACAGAAGTAGAAACTTTTGTCACACTACATTGGCAGAATTTTGCCAAATATTCATTGCTCGCAAAGCATCCTTCGCTTCCTTCTACATCAAGACTGTCGACTTCTGCCAGAATCAATTTTTCAATCGCATTTAATCTTTCATCAAGAAAAACCTGTTTCGGGATCCATACTCCTTTAAAATCTCTTGGATAATTAAACTCTTTGTCCATAATAAATAACCTCCTTGTTGGTCGTCGGCATCTCCATAATATGCCAGAATCCTTGATTTATAAAAACAGTAGGCAGGTGCATCAAGGTTTACACTTTTCGGGAGCTACCCTAGCCTACTGAATTTACCAATTAATTTATCACCAGCTTGTATCCATCAAAATGATTATTGGTATATTCTACAAGCTTTTCAGTATCATCGGATGAAATATAAAACATATCTCTTACCGCATACGCCTTAATCCCAATAACTTTCATCATTCTTTTGATATCAAAAATCGTGCATTGTTCAAAATTAGTATTCTTCCTGATGATTTCCTTAACCTTTAAAAAAGAAAAATCTTTTGAACCGTCAATACATCTTTTGTTGTATTTTGGCATATACTTCCTAATGTAAAATATTTCCAAATCATCCAATTCTTCTTTTTTACATCTAATAATTGAAACATTGTCAAACTGTTTATCGGAATGACTATAAGGTCGGCAAAGTCCTGTTATTGACTGTCCAACATAAACTACTTCATCGCCATTCAACAAAAAATATATAATAGGTTCTCTTGCCACTGGAACATTAAGACTTTTGGATTGTTCCTTAAACTTCATAGAAAAAATACCTGCCTTTCGTATATAAGATGCCTTGAATGTATGTAAATCAACAGGCAGGCGGCAAGGCATTTCCGCTTTTCGATGATCGGTCTAGCCTGTTGGTTTTACCGTATTATTTTTCGAATGAAATAAATCCATGATTTACCAATTCGTTTAAAGCTTTTTCGACAACTTCTTTGCCCTCTGAAACACATTCGCAGATTTCATCCAGTTCAAAGTCTGTTCCATCAAGACTCATCAATATGCCGTATATTCCTTTTGCTTCCAACGATAGATTTTTGTTGAGTATAATATTTCTGTCAACTAATCCATATGGCTTCATTTGCTTCATTCCCTTCTATAAAACAAAAAAAGAGCAGACTCCAAGACGGTATCACGGGAAACGGGTCACTGTTTCAACCCAAGTAAATATCATCTTAAAAGTCTGCTCAATATTTTGTTTTTTCGTACAATATAACAAGATATAGGTACTACTCGTTACTCATTCATTATACCGCAATCCGGCAGAAATGGCAATGGTTTTTACCATGCTGGACTAGGGTTTTTCCGCCGGTTGTTGTCGTTCTGGGCTTTTGTGACTGCTTTCGCAATAGCACGTCCATCCAGATTGATCGTATTGGAAATGTACTGCGGAGATGAGTTTCCGCCGGTGTTCATGTTCATCATTGCCATGGCAACGCCCTGTGTTACCGCCTGTGTCATTTCTTCCTTGCCCAGTCCAATGCTTCCGTCCGGCATGTTCCCGGTGATGCTGTCAGCAATGCTCTTCATAGCCTGTTTATTGGTCAACGGAAGGACTGCTTCCTTTCCGGCTTCACCGACACCGATCACGGATGCTGCATTGAAAAGACCACCTTTAGCATACCAGTCAACTCTCGAATTGTACCGCCACTTGTGGGTCTGCCCCTCTTGCCAATCAGTGTAATCCATAGAAATATGTGGAGTTCTGATGTTGATTGACTCCATGCCGTTTCGGAGATTCTGCATAGCCGTTTGCCCGATACTGTACATATCTCCGAAATTTCGACTAATTGTATTAACTATACCGTTGATCGCACCGCCGATGCTCGTGTCCATGGTCCCCCGGATGTAAGAAGATATATCCCTTCCAAGATTCTGCCATTTGCCAAGAGCGATTCTGTACTGGCTTCCAAAGTGGCTGCGGACGGTTTCGTCCATTCTGCCGAGTTCCGTACTTGCGTCAACCTTCATCTGGCGGACGTTTTTGGTTACTTCACGGGAAGAATTTCCCCAGTTCTTTGTCGCAGATGTGCTTACACGGCTGAAGGATTTTTCAGCGCTTGTAGCTGCGGATGCAGAATTGGTTTCAGTCTGTCCAGTAATGGTATCCCAAGCTCCTTTAATTTTTGAGCCGATTGAATCCCATGCTGTTTTGGTCTTTGAACTAATAGTGTCCCACACGCCGGTTACGGTGTTCTTAATGTTTGTGAACGTATCAATCACGCTTCCGATTCTGTCAGAGATTCCCTGATTCAGTCCAGATATCAAATACCCGCCAATCTCAGCAAAAACCGTAGACGGAGAATGAATACCGAAAAGGTTTTTAACACCGTTGATAATAGGGTCCGAGATATTTGTTTTAAGCCATGTTCCAACAGTGGAAATCACGTTTTTAGCGCCGTTGTAAAGTCCATTGATAAGGTTTGAGCCATGTGTGTAAAGCCAAGTTCCGGCAGTGCTGAACGCATTTTCTATTGCTTCCTTAGTTTTACCGGCAAATTCCGTGACTGTATCCCAATTTTGCCACAGCAGGAATCCACCGACAACAGCTCCGATAACAGCTAAACCTATCGGGCTGAACAGTACGCTGCCCAATGTAGAAAACGCTGTTGCCATAGCTGGTGCAAAAGTTCCTGTAATCCAAGTTCCAATTGAACCAGCGAAGGCAGTTGCAGCTGGCCAAAGTTTGGTAGTTATAACTTCAAGGATTTTCGGAGCAATCTGTGTTGTTATGGTAGTCGGGATTGCTTTCAATTTATCAACAGCTTCCAGAGCGTAAACTCCAACAGCTGTGCCTAATGTACTGGTTGAAAAGGCGGTTGCTATTTTGCTGAGTGCTGTCCCCAGTAATGTTGCCGTAGCACTGGTCCCGGTCGGCAGTTTTCCCATAGCAACTAAGATAGATGATACCAGGGTATCTGCCTTTGACACCAATCCTACACCGGCAAACGCAACTACAAACTTACCGGCTGTAGTTTCTCCTAATCCAGAAAAAATACCGCCCAAAACATCCAGTAATACTGTTGCTAAATCCTTTAAATGGCTTCCCCAGTCTATCTGACTAAGGAATAGTCCGATGCCTCTTCCAAAGGATTCCCAGTCTGTTTTTTCTGCGATATCAACCAGGGCATTCAGTAAGTTAGTAATGAAAGTGTTTAAGGATGTTCCGTTCTCTTTCCACTTGAACTTTCCGATAAAAGTATTGATTCCGTTGGAAATATTAGTTACCAATCCGTCCCAGTTGAATTTTTGCGTCCATGCAGCCAATGTCTGAAATGCACCGTTTAATCCGGTCGCAATCGTAGTGGCTATCTTTGAAAACGAAATTCGCCCAAAAGCTCCATTCATGGCATCAGCAACCGCAGTTCCTAACTGTTCCCAACCAGTCAGCCCGGCATTATTCTCTTTTGACATCTTCTGAACAAAACCGTCCAGAATATTCCAGCTTATCATAAAGCCACTGCCAAGGACTTGACCAAGGTTCGGCCAGTTAACTTCATCAATCATTCCACGAAGTCCAGTTGCCAGTTTGTTACCAATGTTTACGAAGTCAATGCCACCCGGGCCGATCAGAAGCTCAAAGGTGTTGACTAAAGTGTTGATACCGGCACCGACAGTACGCCCTAATCTATCCCAGTGAATGTTTTCGACAAGGCTGTTAAAAGATCGAGTAAAAGCATCACAAAATGCAGCAATTTTCGGGCCCACATTACTCCAACTAATAACATCATAAATCTTCCGGATTCCGATATTAAGCATATCTGCAATGGTCTTTCCAAGTCCTTCCCAGTCATGGTTAAGAAAAGCTTTACGGATTTTTTCAGCCCATTTATTGATAGGGGTTTCTTCTTTGTTCAGAGCATCGTCTATCTGGTTTGTGATTCCGCCAAGACCCAATGACGGTGTTGCACCGGTTCCAGTTTTACCCTTTCCGGTACCAGGTGTTGAACCGGATGAACTTGAATTATCTGTCAGCTGATTCAGTTCGTCAAATGGAAGAACAGAAAGAGCTTTCTTCAGAGCTTTTGCTGATGAAGTAGCATCGTCCAGTCCGGAAGCTGCTGCATCTCCGGCATCCTGTAATCCGCTAAGATCTGCGGCGGAATCTTCCAGTCCGGCAAGATCATTCACTACCCCGCTTGTGGAACCTTTAATCTTTTTCCCCATCAGAACATACATGAAGTTACGGAATGTTTCCGCAGCCTGCATAAGTTTTGACATTAAGGCATTAAGAGCCTGGATTCCCGGAAGAACTGCTGCGATTAAGCCCTGCCCGATAACAGATGCAAGGGACTGAAGATTCATAGTAAGGAGACGTACTTGATTGGCGTATGTGCCGGCTGTCCTGGCGAAGTCCCCCTGTTGCGCACTTGTAACTGACATGATGTAGTTATAACGCAACATTGTTTTCTGCGCCTGTGTCATGGAATTATAGGCTGTTGTAATGCCTTGTGATAACGCATACTCCTGTAAATTGGCGACCGAAAGATTTATTCCGAGCTGTTTTAAAGGCTCGATTTCACCCGAAATGCCCGCCCTTATTTTATAGAAGGCGGTATCAGTATCAATGTTGTAAAAAGATGCCAAATCTCCGGCTAATCCTGCAAGAGTTGTTGACATCTTCGCAGCTGATTCCTGCGCTACTCCAGAAGCATTCAGCATTGCCATCATGGTTCCGGAGTAATTCTTTGCTGCCAGTTCCGACAGTCCGAACTGCTTTGTCGCCGTAGATGCAAACTTGTATGCCTGATCTGCCATGCTTCCAAAAGCAACATCTACAACGTTCTCGACCTCAGCGATATCGGAACCGATCTCAAGGATTCCTTTTCCACCCATGGCTTCGCTGAATTTATTCATTACAGCTGAAGCCGCTTTGAAGCCAAGGACGGTCTTAATGAAAGAACCCACATTGAAAGATGCTGTTTTCAGTCCGTTACTCCTATTGACTAGACTAGATATTCCGGATGCCAGAAATCCCAGTCCACTCTTTGCTTTTGTTGCTACTCCACCAAGCAACGAAGAAAGTCCCGAGCCGATAGAGGAAAGCTTGTTAAAGGAATTGACCACAGTGTTCGTAGCAGTTCCTACTTTTCCACCGGCCGTCGCCAACTGCCCGAGGGCTTCAGTCATTCTCAGTGTATTCTCACTGATCTGCGGAGCATCCTGCATGGCGGTAAAGAATTTCTTCACTTCTGCGGCTAAATTCTCCAATTGCGACGCTGTTTTACCAGTTTTGTCACCTGCATTCGCTAACCGTGAAATGGATTGCACAAACATGTTTATGGATTCTGAGGGCTTTACTGTAAACAGCATACCATTAATAACTTTTCTTAAGTTCTTTCCAAGGGTTTTCAAGCCTGCCGCTGACTGGTCTGCTTTTCCTCCGGCATTAGCAAGTCTCGCCAGTGAACCTACAAACCGGTTGACACTGGAAGATACATCCTCAATATCGTTTAAACTATCGATGCTCTTGATGATTTCTCCCATCTTTGAAGTGTCAAATCCGCTCATATCTGCTGCCGCAAGTCGGCTTAAGGAATTGATAACATTTGTGATTTTAGAATCTTTGAAATTCATTCCGTTAAGAGCGTTCATGGTACTAGCAATCTTTTCAACACCGGTTATTGCTGGCTGCATTTTCACAGCATCAATTTCTTGAAATTTTTGAATAGCGTTTACTGCTGACTTAACGTTTTTTGTATCAATCTTTGGAATCGAAATGTTTGAAGCACCTTTTAAAGAACTTAATCCGGCAGCCAGATTCTGCAAAGATTTCGTACTCGCTCCAAGTGTCGTAAAGTCAACCTTTGACAAGCTTCGAAGCTGACCGGTTAATCCAGATAAGTCCGGAACACTAACTTTTGTTTTGTTTAAGGTCTGTAAAGCCGATGATACTCTTCCGATTTCACGAGCATAGTTTCTAAGTCCGCCGGTATTGACGTTTCCCAGTGCTGTGTCAACATCTTTTAACTTTTTAGCCAGATTTCCCAATGCTTTTGTAGCGTTCCTGGTACTACTGTTTATTTGTATATCAAGGGTATCAATGGTATTATCAGCCACAAAAAACACCTCCTTTTAATCAAAAAAAATAAGGGCAGACAAGACTTTTTATTTATCTTGCCTGCCCTTTTCATTTCCTATTTCAGCTATATTCGCATTTGCCTTTTTTATCAGAAGTTCGTAGTAACGTTCCTCCTGCTTCAATTCAGCTTCAGATCGTTTCGGAACATCTGTTTTTTCTTCAATCTGTGGTTTCTTTGTTTTTTCTGTGATTGGTTTATCTGGATATTTTGCTTTGTCAGAAAGCGCACTTGCTACCGCAGATTTCACATATAAGCCGGAAAGCCATGACTGATATTCAATCAGTTTTACCTGAGTTTCTATCTCATCACGTTTACTTTTCTCGTACTCACGTATCCTTATTTGAAGGTCACGTATGGTACTTCTGAGAAATTCTTTCCGGCTCATTCCGATGCGAACTGCCGCCGGATATAACTCCGTCCAGATTATTTCGCTGTAGCTTTTTTCTGGTGATCTGTCGGCTTCTTCGGAGCTCTCTTCGGCTTGGTTGACATGTTCATGTCGTCCATGAGTGTCTCCAGACCGGTCAGCTTGAAAAAACCATCTTTCTCCATCTGGTCAAGACACATGGCGAAGATACCGTAAAAGTTACCCTGCTCATCATCCTTATGTTCCTGAATAAACTGCACTGCAAGTCTCTTTGCAGTTGCAAGATTCGGGACAGAACCGTCTGCATCTGGATTGTCACCATGATACTGAAGAAGCCCTGCATAAAACACGGTTAATGCTGTGTTCGGGATATTTGCCATGCCGGAAATCATTTCTTCCGGAGTTTTGTCCACACCACCGCTTGTCGCCAGAAGCGTGTTCATTACACTTTTGACGCAATCATCGTAAAGAGACGCCTCAATGCTGTATTCCAGTTTGTACTCTTTGCTACCAATCTTTAAAAGTTTATACATAATATCTTTTCCTCCCAGTTAGATATGTTTGTTATTCGGTTTCGGTTGGCTTGATTGCCGTATCCGGGCCGACATACTCATTGATAGTCAGAGACATATCAACAGTCAGAAGTCCATTCTGATCTCTTGCCGGTTTAGGAATGATAGTCGGCGGCTCGATTTTGGTGAAGAATGCTTTCTGAAGTGCCGGGTAATATTCCTCATACCACATAGACAGACCACTTGCATGAGCTGTTTTGTAAGCGCTGATAAGATCTTCCCACTCTTTGATTGTTTCGTCTGTAACGTTTACGGTTACATTGAATGTACCGCCGGTTGAACCACGACCTGCGATAGTTCTCTCGATTTCATCCTCAAGAGCGGATGCGTCGATAGTCTCAACGTCGATAGCGATTTCATCAGAAGCATTTATTCTGTGAAGCAGAGTGAATTTTGTTGGTTTTGTTCCCGCAACTGTCTCTACTGCATAACCGGTAAGAGCACCAACGGTACTGATTCCTGCGATATTTCCTGATGCCATATTGGCTCCTTTCCGCCTTTCGGCTATAAATTACTGCAATAAAAAAGAGCCGTAATGGCTCTGACACGTAACCCTGTGCCCGGGAGATAAAAGGATCACCGCCCTTCTACTCTTCTTTGCTTACTTGTTTAATGACCTGATTCACATAAGTACTCAGTCCTGCGACAAGAATGCCTTGTGTGATTGCGGTAAAAACTGCCATTGCAACTTCCTGACCGCCTGTGACTGTAGATGTAGCGAAAACATAGATTCCGCAGACAACTACGCCCAGAAGTCCGAGGATTCCAGGAATGTATTTGTCAGCTACGGTTTCAGCCTGTTTGAGGAATACGCCTACAAAATACAGGACTACAGCTACAACCAGGAGTTCTGGTTTCACATAGTTCATGATCTGATCCATTCTATCTCACCCCTTTCATTCACCGAGCAACTGCCCAGTGTAAATTCTTGTGTATCGGCTAACAAGCCGTTTGATGCTATCGTCAGCGTTCCCCATGAGTTCAGGACCGTAAGTTCTACGAAATCCCATGCCAATCATGGACTGATGACTTTTTTCATCAATTTGATATACTTTCGCAAGTGGAGCTGTACCCGTGGCGAAGCACTCGATCTGGATAGTTGGAACCGTGGCACATTCATCGCCTTCAAGGTCTCCTTCTGTCAGAACATTTCCCAACATGTAAAGTCTTGCATAGGTTTTCTTTCCAGATGCAAGAGTTTGACTTCTGTCCATGGAAAAATTTCCTTTACCAACTACAGGTTCGATCGCTTTATTCCAGCGTTTGTATATCTCGGATATCGGGTTTTTTAATATTTCCGGCATTTAATCACCCTGCCTGTTCTAGCATGTTTTGAGTTTGTGTTTGAATAAACTCTTTAATCTGCTGATATCCCCAGCCACAGTTAATAAGGCTACTTACAAGCATCTCCATGCTTTGCACTTTTGCTAAGTCTTCACCTGTAAAATAATCCCTAACAGCTTCTTTGGGTTTAACGCCAAGTTCGATTTCTATTTCCTTTGCTGTCTTTCCGAATATATTTTTGTATATCAAATTTGTGTAATTTGGATATGCAAATTTCTTATTCGGGCTGTCAGATATCTTCATTTTAATTGTATCTGTAAGAATATGTCTGATAACTACGCCTTTATCACGTTCAATTTGCCATTGCTGACGCTCTACGTGAATCTTTTTCAATTCATCACGCATTGCATTAAACTCTGCGATGTAGCGTTCTTTAAACTCCATAGCCCTTTCGCCGCCATAGCCCATGCAAAGAATTGTAAATCCATCTTCTGTAACGATGTACTCTTTAAGTCTTTTGTTTTGTTCCGAAGTATAAGAGGACAACGCATAATTTCGTTGTCTAAATTCTTCCGAACATCCCAGATTTTCGATATCTCTCAGTACATCGGAATGTCTTTTCTCGAAACCCTCTGCTATTTTTCGGCTTGTGGTTACGATTTTTTCTTCGTATCTTTTACCAATGATTTCTACCAACATAAATTCACTTCTCCTTTTATGATTTATTTTTTTGGCATGAAAAAAGCACCTACCTTTCCGGTAGATGCTTCGCATCTTAATTGTACAAAATATGCGTCATATGATTCCATATTTTAGTATAGGATGTTTAACTTCCAAACACTTCCTTTGCAATATGTCGTATCTGAATAATGATAGCTTCTTCCGCATGGTACATTGGCATATATGCCCTGTTACCATAAGAATGATGCTTTTGTCCACTTTCATCCACATACCACCATCCGTTTGGGTCGTAAGCGTGTTTTTGATCTGGGTAAGTACCAACACCATAATCAGCGCCAGACGGTAATGGATAGCTGTCCGTTCCATAAGAAATACCGGCACTAAACTCGATAAAAAGAACCTTGTCCCCAGAAAGCCGGACTGCTGCACCAACAATATCGCCATGTCCGTTATTAATAACTTCCGTGTAGTAAGAACCTTTTTCTTCGGTCGGAACAGATTCCATCGTGGTCTGGATAACTTGTATTCCTTCTTGAGCCAGTTTATCAACAAAAATCTGGTTCTTCCTTTGAATATCTTTCCGGTATGCTTCCAACTGATGAATCGCAGACTGCAAAGAATTATGGTTCAAACTGCACCGGATTGTTTTCCTACTCATTGTTGCCACCGATTTTCGCTATACCATATCGGGCGACCTGTCCTTTTTGAGTATCAAGGATTCTCTTAAGTCTGTAGTCTGGAAGAACAGTCGGGCCGTTATCTTCATCAAGGATTAGTGTTCCGTCTTCCCTGATTTCTGGCACGACATCAATCCACAAGACGTTACTTTCTTTTGGCTGAAATGTTCGATCAAAAACCGTAATGTACCGGTCATAGTCGGGAACGATTCCGGCAGACAGTTCTTCTGGCGTACCGGCTGTTGCTGATACTGAAATATTCTTCTTTTGCGGGTTTGAATAGACAAGAGTTTTATCCATTCCATTGTTTTTTTCTGTTACTGTTGAAATCCATATGAATTGTTTTTGGCGAAGTCTACCTCTCATATATGCACCCTCCATTGACAGAAATTAATTTTCGTGTTATTCTTATGCAGAAATCAGGGAACGACGTATCCCCAGATTTCATAATCTTCCGGTCCCCAGTTCCTCAGTTCTGGGGACTTTTTTTAATTTAAGATAAATTAATTAAAGCGCCCTTTAGTTCAGTAATTTTGTCAGTTATCTTTTCAGATAGCTGAGATTTTACCAAGCAATTCCGTTTTTTCTGTTTCACTTGCCACAATACTCGGCATTTCATCAATCAGTTTCAAAACCGTTCTATATAATGCCATCGGATTGTCATGCGCATCTTCAAGTTTGACATTATTAATTACATTGCAAAGCAATTCCTTGCTTACCAATATCATATTTTATCTCCTTTAAGATAGTTGAGATTTTAGTTGTAGTACATATCAGTATTGATAAACTCAACCTCTAAAAACTCTGTAGGATTTTTTCTCATAATCCAATCTGCGTATGTTGCAATGTTCAACGCACAAAGATAATAACCTACGGCATTGAAATGTGCATATCTCTTATTAATGCTCAAAAGATTTGCTCCGTAGTAGTCATACATTTCTTTTCCATATCTGTATAAATCCATCAGATACACGTTATTAAACATTGTAGCAATCGTTCTGACGGCATCGTTATATCCGTTATTCTCTGGACTTGATGCCTTGTCGAGTGGGTCTGTCATTACAAAGATTTTAGCCTTTGGATAACGTACTTGTATCTTCTGAATTATTTTTCCGTAGTTGCCGTAGTAGGTATCTGCGTTCTGTGCAGGGTCTGAAAGATTAATATCTCCCCTTGTGCCAACTGGAATACTCTGATTGTTGTCATTCTGTCCAAGACCGATAAAATAACAATCGCAAGCATGATTTCCATCAAAAGCAAGGTTTCCACCAAGGTCACCGGTCAACCAATCCCTTGTACTCCATCCACCTCTTGAGAAATTGTAGTAGGTATTACCTGTCATTCTCGCAAGGTACTGCCCCCAAGAAAATTCATATAAATCTGCTCCCTGTTCTATTCCTTGAGCATTTTTGAACACGCAACAACCACTTGAAAGGCTATCACCGATACAACCAACTTTTCTAAATACGTGTAAAAGCCCTGCATCTTTTCTGATGACGGATAACGGATTTTCGTTTGGTACTTCGTTCAAATTATCATCAATCTTTTTGACCATCTCAAAAAGTGTGCCTTTTTCCTCATACATTTCAAACTCGATTGAAGGATAACGAGTTGAGTATGAAATCTGAATGTACTTCGCATTTGTAGGAATGGTAATATCGAATTCCCAAGGCTCTTCGACAGCAGATGTATTTCCACTTTTTCCGCTTAACAAACATTTCCAAGATGCATCGCTTACAACATATGCCATATCACCGAACGCACACGTTTTTACATGTATCGTCTTATCAATCAAAGGTGTAGCATCTGCGATATATGTGATTTTACTGCCTATATAATCAATTCTTTGGCTGTATTCGCTGACAAATTTGCCGTCAATCCAAGTATGCTCGATAGCATATAAGGCTTTTTTATCGCCAATATCTTCCCTTAATGAACTAATCGCATTTCCTGTGGCTTTTGCATCGGCAATACCGCCTTCAACGGTAAGAGTTTTATCTGGCTGTGAAACATTCTGAATGTCCGTAATGGCTTGTTCTTTTGCAGAATTTACATTTTTCACCGCCTCGTCAGATGCAGTTTTGGTAATAGCCAGAAGTTGATTAATTACATCTTTGCTGTTTTCATCAAGAGATGGCTGGTCAACTTCGATTCCTTCTAAAACAGGGATTTGCGCCACGGTAGTGTTCCATTCAATACTGATATTTGAATCAGAATCTGTCTTAACAGCGCAAACAATGAATCTTATTGTTCCCATGTATCGCGCGGCGTTTTTTCCAATAACCCATGAAAATGTTATGTTATCTCCGTTTATAGAAGCATCTTCACAAATGTATTGGTCTTTTATGGAAATGTCTGGATCTACGCTACTTACATTTTCAAAGTTGATTCGAATTGAAAATATTGATAAATCAAGATTATCTCCCACTATCTTCGGGCAAGAGAATTTAATTCGTTCTGCATTTTTGTCAGATTGCACCGCCCCAACTACGATTTCTGGAGGCACAAAAATCGTTCTTGTTCTGGAGTCGATTGTGCATATTCCGTTGCTTTCTAATAATGTAGTTGTTTCTGCTGCTGAATCTGAATCCATAAGTAAATCAAGTGCTGATGTCATTTTTCTACCCCCGTTGTGGAATCGTTATTTTATCTGATGTTATAATAAATTTACCGTTGTCTTTTATACCTGTGACCGAAACCCCAAAATAATCCCACGCAAGAGCTTTAGATGGAATTTCACATTGTCCATTTTGCACCAATATCGGATATTCTTTGTCCATCCGCCAAAAAGAAGCGGCTATCTTACATCCATTCCATTCAGGTGAAAAAGAAAAGAATGCTTTTAAATATCCAGAAGTTCCTTTTACAAGTCCAGTAAAATCGCAACTTGGGTCTTGGTATATTTTTTGGTTTTCAACTTTAAATTTTAAAATTCTCATACAAATATCCTTTCTGTTCTGACAGGGGGCGCATATATAAATTGATTTCCTAAAATATCTCTGGTCACCACAATAAGAAACGGTCTATCCTACGCCACTTTTTCCAGTAAATATGGAACAAAATGTATCGCTTCATCCCCTACAATCTCATATGCGATTTCAAAAATCTGCCTTGCTTTGTCGGCAATCAGATTAGCAATCAATTCTTCTACTTCTACCCAATTCTCATGGGGCACAAGCCTGTGCAGTTCTTTAAGAAATCCACTCGAAAACATCATTGCATGGCTCAACTCATGTAGAACTACCCTTGTGAGAAATTCACCCGAAATAGCGTCAGAAATCCAAATAATTCTTGTGTTTCCATCCGTCACAGCACAGGTCATAGTACCGGTACGGTCAACCAGTACTGGATTCTCAGGATAAGTGAACCGGACTTTCCATCTTTGCCCGTTCATGTAGAATTGCTTTAGCATAAAATCACCGCCTTTAAACCAAAAAGCCCCTGCTACATTCCTGTAACAAGGGCCTTGTTTTTAATTCATCTGTTGAAGAAGCTTAGTCAAATCAGTTTTCATCTGTTGTCTAAGGGTTGCGTCTGCATCCGACCACATCTCAGACATGGTACGGATAACATCCTGCGTGTACTCCTTCATCGAACTGTCCATCTTCTGTTTTGAATCTGCATCTTTGGAATCATGGTAATGCCTGCGATTCTCGCTGTATCTGTCATAGGTTTCACCGTATCTGGACTGCTGACGGTTCGTTCCGTCCATCCTCATGTTACTGCGGTCCGGATGATAACCCATGCGGTACATATTACGTTCAAACTCTGGATTGTTCAGATACTCGTCCATCCAGTCATCATCTTCCATGTACAGATATGGCTTATATCCCATACGACTTCCTCTACCCTTTGGGGCAAATCTGCCATTGGAATAACGATATCTGTCATATCCCATGCGTCCAAGATACTTCTCTTCCTGTTCGCATTCATCCATAGCTTCTACGATTCTGTAATCTTTGTCTGCACAAATTGCACACTTTACAGCTTCCATGCAGTCCTTCAGATCGTCCCAGTCTTGAGCACTGAGATTATCGAAGCCATGCGTCTTGGCTTTTTCCATAGCCCATTTTCCCATTTCCATTGCAACTTTATGCATTACAGTGCCCCCTTTCTAACAGCCTGTGTAACAGGTGTATCTGCTGTTGGGGCTGTACCATTAATTGCTGTCAAATTGTTATTCGGACTACAAGCCGGATTCCCTAACATCTTGAATACTCCACCAGTTGCACTCGTAGCTACTCTGGTTGCGTACTTCGTTCTGGTTCTTACGCCACAAGCCGTAACCTGTGCACAGCAACGATTCTGTAATGGATACAGGGTTGTTCCCGTTCCTATCTGAATCACCACCGGAGCGTTAATCGTAGTGGTTTCTGGTATGCTCTGTGCAATCACAATGCAATATTTTTCACCATTGTTATAACTACCTGCTGGAAGTGTAATCACAAGATTACCACCGGTAAACGCAACAGCTTGGCTTATCACAAGATGATTGCAGAGTTTACAAACATTTTTACAACTCATACTTCTACCTCTCAATCAAATAAGAGGTGAGCCGTAACCCACCTCTTAGAATTAGTCAACCTCTAAGGGTGAGTTACTTAGCAGCAACCGTTGTTGTATCCGTTGCATCCACCGTAGTAGGTGTTTGGATTCGGAACAACATATGCCGGAACAGCTGCCGGATTGATTGCATTGATTAACTGCTGTGTCTGAGATGCCATTGCAGTTGTAAGAAGTGCGCTCTGGCGATCCTGAGATGCAGCACGTTTCAGATCAGAGTTCTCTGCCTGTAATGTTGCAATCTTATCATTTGTCAAGAAATCAAGGATTGCTCTGGTGTTGCTGTTCTGATTTTCCAGAAGGTCTCTGGTGTTGTTGTTCATTGTGTTCTGAAGAGCACAAGTGTTGGTAGCTAAGTTGTAGTTGATACCCTGGATAGCTTCCCTTGTTTCACAGCAACAATTTGCTAACTGAGACTGTAATGCATTGGTATTCTGCATACCGGCTACAGTATCAGCGTTAATTGCCTGCTGAACGCCATTGAAGCCCTGAAGCATTCCAACGTTCATGCCGTTGAAGCCACTCTGCATGGTATTGTTAAGTGCATATGTGCTGTCACAGATACCCTGCTGAATACCTCTGATACCGTTTTGGATATCGTTAAGAGCGAAGCCCTCGTTGATATCGGCACGTGTAGCCCATCCTTGGAAACCGGCACCATTAGCACCGTTTCCACCATTACCGCCGAAGCCACCGCCCCAGCCGCCGAAACCTCCCCATCCGAAGATTGCGAAGATCAGTACGAGCCAAATAAGTGAAAAACCATCGCCGCCCCACATGTCATTGGCACGGTTATTAGAGCCTGTAGCAGCTGCAATGTCGCTAAGACTGTAATTAGAACCATTCATCATGTTTTTAGTCTCCTTATAAATTTTATTTACAATAGGAGACATCCGCGGCTGTCATCCCAAATTGTAGCGATTTTAAATCACCCAATCATGGGGAAGTGTTATAATCCAAGGAATTTTTGAATAATTCCATCTGGTGATAAGTGCTTTTCGTTAAATACATTTTGCTGTATTTGATGTAACTGGTCTGTATCACCTTTTTTGTATAAATCCAAAGCATTTTTCAATGTTGGATTATTCCCTGCAAATTTACTCATATCGTTCATCATGTTATCAACACTTCCGAACCTCTGAGAAATCATTCTTTCAACTTGTTTTTTCATCATGGTATTTGGATTGAAATTCATCTCTGCTTACCTCCGTTCTGCTGCTTGGCTTCCGGTGTTACCGACATTTGTGTCGGGAACATGTTCTTTATTTCAGAAATCTCAGAACAAACATCGTTCCGAAGTTGATTAAACATAGCTTCTATATCAATCGGTTTTTCTTCTGCTTTTGGTTGCTGTTGTTCGTCTGGATTTAAAAGTCGGTAAACAAAAATCCTGCTTTTTCCATCTGCCTGTAGTTGCTTTTTGTATATTTCTGTACCATCTGTTTTTGGATAATAGACAGGATTTCCAGTCATATCCACATCTTTTGCTTTTACAGTATCAATGCCATCAACCATTTGCCCCGAAAGCATAGCAACCTGTGGCATCTGCTGCATCGGCTGTTGCATTTGTGCCTGTCCATAAGGCATTGTCTGTTGGTAGTTGTTCTGCAACTGTGCCAATCTATCTTGATACGGTTGTACCGGTGTTTGCGGGTATGGATTCAATGGTTGCGGATAATATGGATAAAATGCCATAGTGTGTTCCTCCCATCTCTGTAAGCTTTTCTCTATGCTTACATTATATGAGAGAAACCTAAGTATTTGAACGACACTATTTCGCCATATTTTCGCCATGATACAAAGAAAAGCCCCGATAGTACATCGGGGCAACTTTAACAATCTTCTTTTTTACTTTTCGGTTTATGCGGTCAATGGTTCTTGGACTATACCCCATAATCTCTGCTGTTTCAAACAACGTCTTTTCCTCATAAACTCTCAACCGGAAAAATTCTTTTTCTCGGGAATCAAACCCGGATTCGCTTAGATAAAACTTTCTTTCATCTTCTGAAAAGTCTGTATAATTCATAATCCCACCGCCTCCCTTACAAGTGGAATTGCTTATTATGCCGGAAAGATACCGCTTAATACAAACCCTACAATAGCCCCGATCACGGCCGTGATAACGCAAACAACAATCGTATCATAGCGTTTTCCCGGGGCTTCCATGAGGGATTTTAAATTATCATTCATTTCATCCACCGTATCTTTTATGTGCCCGAGATCATTGTTGTAAAGGACAATTTTGGTTTCAAGCGCACTGATACGTTCAAAAAAAATACCGTCACGTTTAGAGTACTTCTCTTTCATTTCGTGAACAACTTTTTCCAATTCTTCTAAGCGGTGTTCGTTAAAGCAATTCTGTTCACATCCCATCGCTACTCTCCTTCACTCCCATTACATTTTTTTGTACTTCTTCCCACCTCATAATGAAGTACCCCAGCAACGCCTGGGAGGAAATGCGTCACGTTCTCAACCTACTTTTTTCTGTCAGATTCCTCTGGCAAAAGGAAAAACGCCATGATTGACAAATATCTCTGTTTCGGAGTTCCATCCTGCATTTACAGAATTTTCCGAATGAGATGTTTCAAACTCAACTCCCTGTTTTATAAGAAAATAAAGAGCCAAGTCGAAAATGCAATCATAGCATTTATCCATATCTTTATTGATGTTTTCTTCCGTATAACTCTCAGGATAATTGCGCTTTTTCTGGAATGACCGAATAGCTCTTTTGACTGCTAAGGGAATCATCCTTGCGGTCAGTTCATCACCTTCCAGATACATTGATAGATCACTTGTAAGCTGTTCGTCCATACCATTTCACCTACCCTTGCTGTGCTATAATTTCTGATATGATACCAGCCTTGTTTGTGGAAGTCAGGGCATAACCATTGTCACTTGCAAGCTGTCTCAGCTGAGCTACAGTCATACTGGACAGCTCGCTTTCTGTATACTTGTGTGAAACACTAGCTACAGACGGTGACTGGCTGTTTTCATCAAGGCTATGCCCGTTTATTCCCCCTTTGTACCGATAACGATACCGCCGTTGGCTTTCGGTGCTACCGGAATAAACATGCCAGATGCTTTTGTCCATACGGCAACCGGATCCTGTGTAGCCCACATGGAAAGAGTAACGAAAGAGCGATTCTCTTCCTGGATAAACTGTCTATATTCATTCTCTTCCGGTGTTGGTCCCCAAAGTCCAGTACCAAAAGAACCGCCTGCATCAGCTTCGTAGAGAGTGAACACATCCTCTTTGAAGTATCTTCCAGTCATCAGAGTTCCGTCTGCTTTTCTGTAACGGAATTTCTCATCACAGCGACCAATGGTGATTCCGTACTCCTGCATGAGCAGGTTTGCAAGCTCCTGTCTGGTAAGGAGGCGTTTATTCGCAGCTCCCAGAACAGCTGTCTGCATAGCTGTGTTGTTTCTCATGTAGTTGATCATCTTCAGAGATGTGACCGCATTTGTTACTACGTATCCGGAATCCTCGGCTACAGTTACCATCTTCTGAATATCGCCCATGATATCCGCATCTGCTGTAGACCAGTTGGTAAGAGTGACCTTTGCAGAACTTGGTACGCCATAATCGATATCCATTTTTACATTGTTTTCATCAATTTTCACCATACCGGTTGAAAGGAACTGGCCCTTCATGATGTTTGCTCTGCCGACAACACCCTCAAACAGATTTGCAGCATCGTCAAAAACGAAATTTGTAAGAGTTTCGTTGTCCGGAACACCATTTTCGATAGCTTCCTGGAGACGCTCGGACTGATTGATTTTCCTCTTGATAAAGAGTTTCTCAGTCAGAACTTTCTCAAATCCCGGTCTGGAACCGATTTCTGCTTCGGTATCAAGAGCGTGAACAAATGCTACCTCTGGCAGTCGCTGTCCAGCCATAAGTCTGTAATACTCGGCTTTCCAAAACGGTGTCTTTACATCCGGGAAAATGGTATCGAGGATACCAGGTCTTGCCACAGAAAAATTCTGAGCGAAATTTAATCTTTCTTCTGCTGTGATAGCTTCTAATACATTGTATGGCATATTGGTTATACCTCCTTAAAATACTGGGTCTGTAGTGGTTACAAAAACAATTCCCTGCGCGGTAAGATCTGTTTTTGCAGTTTCGTCGACTGTAACTGGCAGCCTTTTCTCAAGGACACGTCCTGCTACGATCACGGAAATTGGTCTTTTAGCATCGTCTGTCATATCAACATCTTCAAATACGATTCCTTTTGCACCAGTCCCATTTGTCGGATACACGGAACCTGCTTTGATGATTTTTTTATCATTTACTGCCGTTGCATTTGTTGCGTCTGCGGTGTAAGTTTTCAGTACAAGTCCAACCTCGGATTCGAGAATATTTGGAGTGGACTCATACTGCTTTGTTTTCATAAAAGCCATAATCTAAATCTCCTTTACTTGATTAAAAATTAACCGGTGCATTATCATCCGCCGGTTCAGTTTTAGGGTTCATGCGTGCTGAGTAAGCTTTCACGTACTTAGCTGCTGGACTATCGTTGTCGTCTTTTTTCTGTCCCTTGTCTGAATTTCCGCCGCCCGGATTCGGAGTATTATCGAGAACTGATTTCTCCCATTCGGATTTAGCGTTATCCAGAGCCGCTTTATTTGCTTCGGAAATTCCATCAACAAAAGTTTTGACTTCCTTCATTACATCTTCAGACTTGTCTGCTGGCATAGATGAAAATGCTTTGATAGCGCTTGCATATGTTTCTGTGGAAAGTCCCGCATTAGCGAAAGCAGACGTAATCTCACTGGAAAGTGCTTTCCTGTTGGATTCAGCAAGTGCTTTTTCCAAATCAGAAATCCTCTTTTCGTTTTCTGCTTTTTCCTTCTGCCGCTCTGCTTCTTGTCTTTCGGCATCCGTCATATTCTGGGCTTTCAAATCATCCAGCTCCTTTTGAAGGTCATCTGCTTTATCAGCTTTTTCTTTCAGAGAAGTGTTTTTTTCTTTCACTTTTTTTGTCTCTGTTTCAACAGAATCAAGATATTTAGTCACCTGCTCTTCAGACGGTTCCTCGATTCCAAAGCCGATAAGTACCTGTTTTGCCTGTTCTCTTGTCATAGAAATCTCCTTTCTTTCAGACCATCACACTTTTTCACACGGTTCGCTCCGCACATGATCTGCACCCGATTTACGCTCACGGGCTGTTGCATTATTTTTGTGTATTAAAAAAGGAACCTTGAATGTTATTCCTTGGTTCCTTTGATAATTGAATTTACGAGTTTTGATTGACAGCTGAAGAATTTACTGTTGAATCAATTACAGTCGGATTCTGACTGTTTTTGCCAATCAATTGTTGTGCTTTTTGCATTTCTGCGTCCGGGTCTGCCAGTTCGGGATATACAGTTCCCAGATAAGGCAAACTCATTTCGTATACCTTTTGTGGATCACTGAAAAGTCCACAGGTAATCAATGCAATCAGCGGATGAATTTTATTCTTAAACAGATAATCAAGAGCCTGTGCTTTGACAAGCATGTTATCCGTCGGGTTTCTGGTTATCTTTACATCAAAATCCCTTGTTGAGATTGAAATATCCTTTGTGGTCTGTCGGATAATATTCAGAATGATTCTGGCACTTGCTTTCTCAGCCTCCCGGATAAATGGTTCATCCAGTTTTGCTCTGCGCTCTGCAAAATCCCATCCATTTCTGAGATATACAGCTTGACCGGTATCACCAGACGATTGTTGCTGCCTGTCCGGCATACCTTCAACAATAAGCATGTTGCTGTAGATATCGTCTTTTGCAACTTGGCTTTCTGTTTGATTCAGTTCAGCGGTCATCAGGTCAACATCAGACTGACATCCATTTCCGGTGTCTTTTACGGAAATAGCACCAAGTTTAATCATTTTCAGAAATTCGCTTTCATCAATCTCACAGTTCTTAAACTTCATGAGGGCTTGCACGAACTGCTCTACGCCATCCATCCTGTTCGACTGCATGTTGTTCATGGTGTCAAACATGGTTATCGCAATCTCGATATCAGAAAGACGATCATGGTTATTCGGGTACTCAACTACCGGGATGCCACCAAAACCATTGATGCCGGTTTTTGTAATCTGTCCATTCTGAATCTCAAAATATTGTTTTGCTGAAAAGCATAAATAATACTGCTGTTCGTTCTCATCTTTAAGAATCTGAACCGAAAGCATCGGTTTTCCGTTTTTCCGAGAATAAACAATGTAGCAATCCCCCGGATACGGTATAAAAATTCGAAATGGCGGTAACTCACTGTCCTTTGTCCAGTCATCTTCTTTCAAAATTGCTTTGTATGCGGTTCCTACAGCGCTTTGATAAGTACCTAGTTCGATGTTTCTGGCTTCTGCGTTTGCTTCGTCCAGATAGTCGTTGAACAAATCTACCTGCTCATTTGCTTCTTCTGTAGCTTTTTTCTTCTTGCACACATACTGGATAGGTTCGCCATATGTCTGTGATGCTTTGAAGCGGACAACTTCCAGCGCATGATTCTCGCATACACGGTTGTTGATCTCTGGTCGCACCACCTTTTCCCTGTATAGAATCGGCTGGTCTCCTTTGTAATACCGGTACAGATAATCAATCAATACCCTGTTTCGGTTATGAGTGCCGATTGTATCAGAAACAACTTTTCTGACGTTCGCTGTTGTGATCTGGCTTACACCGGTATAGGCAACTTTGCGGCCAAATTCGCCCCGGCATAAGTCAATGAAATTCATTTTATTTCTGCCCATCGCCTATACACCTCCCGTTTTTGGGCATTAAAAAAGCACCGGATTGTTCTCCGATGCTCGTTTTACAGGTTACATTATATTATACATAGAACATATGATTCCATATTAAAACATATTAACTTTTGAAATGCTTTTGTTTCCGCAAAGCTTCAATGGCTTTTCCATGACAGGAACGGATATGCTGTACGGAATATCCCATCTCGTCTGCGACCGTGACCAGATTTTTAAATTCTATGTATCTCTTATGGAGTAAGGATGAGTACATGGAGTTTTCCATGTCATTGATATCTCCGGAAACTTTCATTTGCAATTCTGCCAGTTCCTTGACATCAGATGCTATTTCCTGCTGCAATTCAACGATTCTGGTTACAGCATCACCAACACGGTCTTTTCCACCGGAAGTCTGCACTTTATCTCCATTTGAAAAAGAAGATATACTGGTTGCCAAAAGCCTTAAGCGGTATTCTTCCTGTATTTTGTTCTGTATTTTTCTATCAGAATCTTGCACTTGCTCAAGATATTGTCGTGTGTTCATCTCATTCTCCCTCCCCATAATGGATTGCGCATAGCCGTCACTGTACCTACATTTCCTTTTTCTATAAACATCTGAAGCTGAGTAAGACCGTCCGGTGCGTCATCATGCACATTTTTTCCAAGCTGGACAAAGAAAGTAAGTTCGTCCATGGCTGCTTGATACTCTTTGCTCCGATGTTCTTCGTCCAAAAAAATAAAGTTTCTTTTTATATCATCTGAATATGCGATGATCTTAGACATTTTCTCCATGTTCCCCGGTGCACGGCTGGATGTGCAGCTGCATTTATACTTCTGTTCTTTAAGTTTTTCATCCACGTACATCTTGTACATATCACCACCGTTGTTTGCCTCGAAGTTAATCTGTCGTATCTCGTTTCCAATGATTTTTCCAACAACAAGCGGAAGGGTAACTTCTTTCGTTCCTTTATTAAATACCCAGTCAAAAATATAGATATCTCCATTTTCGTATTCTCGCCCAATAGGCATTGAAAGACTATCTCCACCGCCCCATGCAACATCACAGGCAGTAACAACACGGCTGTCACCTTCCGGAAGTATTCCATTGTAGTACCGAAGTCCATCTTCTGGAAAAAGGATTCCTTCACGGATAAATGGATTTTGCTGATATTTGGCTTGCCATTCATTAGCATCCAGCCTTGATTTCATATCCACGTAATATTTTGTGGAAAATCCTACTCCGTAGTCATAATCAAAGTTGGATTCACCATTTTCATTCAATGCCGGAATCTTCCTAAAGCGGTACCGTGGATTGTTTTTCTTTTCAGTCTCCACTCTTCCAAGAGGATCCATGACATTCCATCGGGTTCCGACCATCAGCTCTCGTGCACCGTCATTTTTACGGTCAACCAGAACGTTCAGATAATCCTGATACCGGTTTTCCAGACGTGTTGGGCTTAATGATTCAGTTCTGTCACGAACAAGGTCATCCACATATAAGTAACCGTCTGAAGATATGTCTACGGAACCTGTCCATGTTCCATCAATACCACGACAGGTCAGCGTCGAAAATCGGTCCGGTGCACCAAGATTAATTTCTTTCTTCTCTGCTGACTTCTTTTCAAGAGTTGCAGACGGAAAGATTTCGCTGAAAGTATATTCTGGTGTCGAAATAAGGTTCTGTATTTCTCCGTAAAATCCATCGGCAAGGATTCCGCTGTGACCACTCATGGCGTTATGGCTGTTCGGGCGTTTACCCATTATCCAGGACAGGAAAAATATACAGGTGGTTGATTTTGCTGTTCGGGGTGGCATAGACACGCCAAGAAACTCAATCTTTCCGTCCTCTAAGTCCTGTAAATCCTGTACGAGAATATTCAGTGTCTTTTTTCTCGGCTCATAGAATTTTCTTCGTGGCTGTCTGTTCTTTTCCATGTAGTACAGATAACTCTCGAATAGCCATGGAGCTTCCAGCAGCAAATACTGCCAGTAGATATCATCAAAATTACCGCTTCCCGTCAGTGCAGCTTGCCTTGCGGCTACGTTATGGGAATACTTACTTACTTTTATTGCCATTTGCTGTGCTTCTAAATTCTCCGTAAACGGCAAATCAATGTTCATGTTTAATAACAGATCAAGGCAGTCTTTCTGATTCTGGTAAACAGACATATCTCCACTGATGATTTGATTTAAGACTGCCCGATACCATTCAAATGAGCCTTCTGTAAATTTTTGCATAAAAATAGAGCCAGACCTCCTTTCTTCTTAGGATTTAGTCTGGCTCTCATGTGGCTCTTTGACTGTTATTCGCTTGCTTTGAAGTTATATATAGGTTTGATAATATCAACTATTTCTACGGTATCTTTGATGTTATCAATAATTTCTTGCGGTGGTTTGTAAGCCATAGGGCTTTCATCAATCGTAGATTTCTGAACGGATGTTGTATATATCCCATTCATAGACTCCTTAAATTCTTCTAACGAGATGTTTTCTTTTGCTTTTGACCGACTCATAATACGTCCTGCACCATGAGGGGCTGAACAATTCCAATCCTCGTTTCCTTTCCCAACCGCAATAATACATCCATCTCGCATATTCATTGGAATAAGGACTTTTTCCCCATGTCTAGCTGATATTGCACCTTTACGAACAATGTTTGTATCGTGATCAATATAATTATGAATTGTATCAAACCATGTATTTCTTTGGAGTGTCCAATTCATAGTGTAAAATATAGCACTCTGTATACATCGTCTGTTTATTCTCGCAAATTCTTGACAGATTTTCATATCATGCAGATATTGTTTTCTGTGTTCTCCTGTCAAGTAGCACAATTCTTTCGGAATACCCAGTTTGTCTGGATTCCATTTTCGTTTTAATTCGTCAATACCATTTTGGATTTCCTTGCGCCTGCCAGAACGCTTGTATTCTTTCACCATTTTTTGTATTTCAGCTTCGAGCTTGTCTGTACCTTGCATGTCTTCTATGGCAATTTTTTGATATATCTCAGCTACTTGTTTTCCGAGGTTGCGACTTCCAGTGTGAATCACAAGATAATTTGTCCCTTTCGAGTCAGTGTCAACTTCAATAAAATGATTTCCACCCCCAAGCGTACCAAGACTCCTGCGAATCCATTCGATATTTTTAAGCTGATGGAAGCAGTGAAGTTCTTCTAATTCTTCAAAATTTATGATTTCGTCACGTACATTTCTTCCTGCTGGAACAATGTTTCTTATTACTTCGTCAAGTTTTTTTAAATCTATTGTTCCCACATCAATAGGAATTTGTGTTGTAAGCATTCCACATCCAATGTCCACGCCAACAATGTTCGGAATTACTTTATCTCCGAGATCAGCAGTAAAGCCAATTACGCATCCTGCTCCTGCGTGAACATCTGGCATGATTCGTACTTTGCATTCAGAAAATGCAGGCTGTTTTATCAATGTATAAATCTGATTTAATGCTTCTGGTTCGATGTTTTCTGTAAATATCTTCAAGTCACTCATAATGGCGCTCCTTTCTGGCTCTCTGGCTGATTTATTTATTTTTCTTATTTAATTTCAAGTATTTTCTATATTTGCGACTGTATTTCCGAAGAATTAAATCAAGCATAATGCTGTTCGTCTGTTCTGTGTTTTCAGGCATAGTTGTGAGATACGGATAATCTTCTTTATCGTCTACCAACGTCTTGAAAATCAAGTCTAAAGCAAACTGAGCACTGATAGGTGGGTCGCACAGTTCAAAGTCTTTATCCTTGTACCACTCATCAATCTTCTTTTGAAATCCATCAAAGGATATTTCTTCGTTCCATATCATTTGCTCACCTCACAATGCTTCTAAACAAATCCCACCACTCGTCTTTTTTATTTATATCTTCTACTCGTTCAAACATAAATTTCAATTTATAAATACCTGATTCTGATGTAACCGATTCCGTATGCACGAGTTTGAATTTTCTTTTAAGATATCCAATTTCAAGAATGCATTCCTCCGGAAGATCAGTGTAATTCATGACGCATTCTACCCAAATAATCCATCTGTCTTCTTCGTAATGTACTTCAATGTCAGCCATTGCATTAATGATTTCTCTATAAATAATCTTAACGGGATAATTCACTGCACCATATTTCATACATTCACCTCAAACTCTTTCTTGCAGTTACTACCCTTGCATTTCAATTTAAGATGCCGAATTTTTGTTTCTGGGCTAATCAGAAGTGCTTTCTTCTCGCAAAAAGGGCAACAATACCACAGTTTGCCATTGATGTTCTTTATTAATGCCCGTCCGTCCCACGGCTCCGGTGAATTCATTACCTGAGAGAAATCTATCCCCTCGGATTCAAATGCTGATTTAATGCTCATTAAAAAATCTCCTTAAATTTTCTGCCGATCAAAACCATTGTCTTTGTTTCCCCAATACGGATATTGCTCTAAGCGTTTTCTCATATACTCGTACGGATGTGTTTTTGCAAAGTCAGCAATTTCTTTGACAGGCTTACCCTTCGTTCTGGCTAACTTTTTTGTTTCTACGCCCATGTCAGTTTAACCCATGAATCTTTCTCAGATTTGCATATCGGTCAACGATTACATCCAATGCGGTCTGAAGCTGGTTGATTGTGATGCAATCAGACTGGTGCTGATCTTCATACATTTTTAAGCTTGCAGCAAAATCCGTCTCCTTTTTATCTGGCTGCGCGTCGTTAATTAATTCAGGTTCTCCATACATCATCATCACATCACAATCTCTTTCCAGCTCAATCTGGTATTCTTGTAAATCCAAAATTTCATGCTGTCTTTTCTCACATTCTTCAGACAGTCGGACAACTTCATTCTTTAGCTGATCTACCGTACAGTTCTTCATATCTTCAATTCTCATGGCATCCTCCCTCAAATCTTGGTAAATATTTCCATGTCGTAGTTATCTCGAATATAATCCACGCATTCACTGAGCTTTTCTTTTAAGATTGGGTCTTTTGCAATATCCGGATGTATCGTGTACATTATGCAACTGCCTTCTCCTCCCTCTTTCTGGAATTTCCGCCAGTTAAAAGTCATTGTAAACAGTGGAATCCTTGTGAGATTCTTTGTCTTGTGCTTTATATAGAGATTGCAAAGCTTTTTAATCATGGTAATTCTCCTTTCGCAATCAAGCTGTCTTCTCAAACAAATCAAGAATAAATTCCCGACCCATCTGCGTAATCCGTCTATGGTAGATTACTTTTCCAGAATCCAATACTTCTTGTTTGATCTCCTCGTATCCGCAATCACTATAGTTGGAGTACATCAACCACGTACCGTTTACCTGATACTGTATCTTTTTCTCTGCCAGAATCCGGTTTAGCTGCATTGCCGATTTCAGTCCCAGTTCCTTAGCAATCTCAGTAATGGTATATGTCTTATTTACGTGCATTAGGATAGCATTTTTTCTCTCGGCTTCTACTCTTGCAGCACGTTCCTCTTTCAGTTTAGTCAGAAGCTCGATACCGAAGTCTGGATTGTTGAGGATATTATCAATAACATTGTCTGTAGCATATATGCCATGTTTGTGGATTGATGGTAACACTTCCGATGTTACCCACTTTTTAAAATGTTTAGCAGACGGAAGCTTGCTCGAAAGAATAAGGCTGTAAAGACCAGATTCATTAACGACGTACATTTCACGGCTTTGACCTGAGTCGGTGAAACGCCTTGTCAGCTTATCTTCATCATCCACATGTCTCTTTATTGCATCTGATGTATCTTTATATCCCAATATTTCTGCAACGTCTTTTCCAACGAAATATGGCACTTCCTCAACCATCACTACACGTACAGAACCTAATTCTGCATTTTTAAAAACTTCCGGTTTATTCATTTCTCTCTTTCCTCCCTATGTTTCATCTGGCACTTGATCATCTTTGCTATGTTCTCACGTTCCTGTTTTATTCCATGCCCCTGACGGAACAATTCGCATTCAAGGATATTTCCGCATTTTGAGCATTCATCTTTGATTTCTTTACCGAATACTTTCATTCCATATCTCCGTATATCAGCAGTTTAATAAGCTGCTCTTTTGAAATTTCTTTTGCGTTAATTCCAAGCTCTGCAATCCCTTGTCGTGATGACCAATATAAGTCTTTAATTATTCTCAATCGTGCTTCAAATGGTTTATTGCTCTGCAAGAAAAAATCAGCGCTATTGCGAAGTGCTCTGCCCCTACATGGGTGGTTTAAGATGAATGTTCCAACAACGCATTTATCTGTCTCCAACAAGTATCTTTTTCTGTCGAACCGTACTATTGGTATATCACTACGTGTTTTATAAATTAACCATATTAAAAAATCGTGAGCATCTTTATAATCAACCGCCATGTACAGCACTGATATTTTACTCATTTTCAATACCCTCCCAACATTCACAACTGTCATCCAAATATCTGAAATCTGCACGATGTTCGCTTTTACCATTACAGCATACGCTTTCTTCCAGTGCGTACCATTTGCATGTGAAACAATGATCTTTTTCCATAATGTCACTCCAAAAATTAAAAAAGTCCGGCGGGTGGACTTGAACCACGCATCGTCACCCAACGTGAACCACCGGAACCAATCAGAAGGTAAATTTGAGCATTTTGGAAATGCTTTCCGGTAATGGCAATTTACCGGAATCGGAAAGGCAGGAATTGAACCTGCGACACATGACTTGTAAGTCACTGCTCTACCACTGAGCTACATTCCGTGCCGCTTACCACGGCTGATCACCTCGGTAAATGAATGAGATGATTTCCATTTTGCACAACATATAAATGATATGCTTTTCGTACTGCCCAGCAGTCCTCAGGATAAACATCAACCTTTTCCCATGGGTTTAATCCGCTTGAACCATAGACCGCCCGTGCACTGACAGCATAGAACGAACGAATTAATTGCAGGAGACGGATTTGAACCGCCGTTCTCAAGGATATGAGCCTTGTGAGATTCCACTTCTCCATCCTGCCTTAACCCGGATTGCACCGGGTTAGCAATAGGTTTATCGTGTTATGCTTTCCACTAGACTGTTTTCATCAGTGTCAGTCCCACGGAGTTGTTTCGGAGGATTATTCCTGAAATGCCTCTTGAAAACTCCCTGTCGTCAACGTGCACTCATTGGCGACATATTCAACTCAGAGGCAGTACCGAACGGGAAGTTGCTTTTTCAATCCGGCTACGCCGTTACGTACCTTCTGGAAAACAACCCACATACACACATTCGGCAGTTTTTTCTGCCCATTAAACGGATGGGCAGCTTTGGGAGAAATGGAAGCTCTGGGGCTCGAACCCAGGACCGACCGGTTATGAGCCGGTTACTCTAACCAACTGAGCTAAGCTTCCTGAGTAGCAAAAAGATACAGGGTCGCTGCGATATCTGTCTTTTTACTACTGTTGCAGTTCTTGACCGCCAGCTGCAACAAAGGTTGAAACCACCCGGAACATTTGACTGTTCCTTTAGTCATCGCCGTTGCGATAGGTGGTTAAAGGGTATTTCATGAAAAAAGGAAAAAGAAAATCCAATCTGCATCAAAGGGAAGATGAAATCCGATGCAGAGCGGCGCATGTGGGATTCGAACCCACGCATAACGGAGTCAAAGTCCGGTGCGTTACCGCTTCGCCAATGCGCTATGTTGCGGCAGTCGCTCAACCCTGCCGCACGTGATATACTTCAAAAACACCATTGATATATTTACGTTTTTTCCTGGAACGCCTGTATCAGTCGTAACTCATTTGGAGGAAATTTGGTTTTGGATATCTGTTTCATTATTATAAATCCGTACTGATACAGGCTATCTAGGGATTTCATGCCTCGTCCTGTCCGTGATAAACCTTCCTCCAAGTCCATACGGCGAGGACTGTACCTTTGCTTTTATTATTTTAACCCGCTCTACCAATATCAGCGGAGTTAAAACCATTGGAAATGCCATTAACATTTATTTCACCTCACAGGGATGTCAAAAATAAAATCACGCTTATTCCGGTTCCAATAAGAATCATCGAACAAGCGGCAGATTCCCATTTGTCTTTGTTGTTATTTGTCACGATTTCGGAACTCGCTGAAACAAACATTAAAACGTTGATAGCAAGTGCGATTATCGTAAATATCGTCCTCATCGTTCTTCTCCAATCATGAAATCAAGAATCTTTTCTGCTGTCTCTTCTTCAGGCTCAAATGGAAGTCCACATGTAGAATAGATTTCCAGAGCCGATTTCAGGCTTGATTTGAATCCTTGGTATATTTCTCCATGTTGAAGCAGTTTGTGTCTTAAAATTGAAATTGCATCAGTAATTGATTGAGAACTAACACTAATCTGTGCCAGACATTCCATTTCGATATCCGGCCTTCCCATCATTTCAAAGTTAAACGTCGGTACTTCATCGACCGCAACATGAAAATCAACTGATTTTACCCTCGGTACTTTATGCCCGTCAATAAAGCACTGTGTCCCCCTCCAGTCATACGGATTCGGATTTACAATCTTCACAACAGACATTTTCGTATCCCCTTTCCTGTGCGTTACAGTACACCAGAAGGTGCTCTGCGATTTCCTGAAGCTGAACCGGGTCGTATTTTGGAATCGCAACCAATTTACCTTCAAGCATCGGGGATAGTGCGAATACCGGTGCGTCCGTAACAATCGTTGCTTTTATCAGCATAGCTGCTACGTCAACTGGTTCTGACGGTAACAGCTCATAGATTCCTTTTTCTTTATTCATGCCTCTTTTACCTCTCCAAAATATTCTTTGTATAACTCATAGTCATTTCTTCCAATCAGGTCTTTAACCTTGTATTTTTGCTCTATTCGAAGATCACTGTATGTGTAAATGGTTTTTGTGGCCTGTATACGATAATCGCCGACGTCAGTGATTCCGCTTTCAGTCTCGATTTTTTCTTTAGCTGAAAACCAGTTTCCGTTCGGGGTTAAGAAGTAAGCTCTTTGCACTGCTCTTCCGAGTGCGACATATTCCAAACTAGCTTCGTCCGTAAAAACCTTTTTCGCTGATTCCGTATCATACAATCTTCCGTCCTCCAGAACAGCTTTCTTGTGATGATACTCGTACGAGCGATCATGAGCTAAAGGCTTTTCAAGTGGATGGCATTCAGAAGACCTTTTTTGTTTTTTAAAAAATTTTTCAAGCATCGTCTTTTACCTACCTTTTCCGAAAATACTGTGTCAAGGCTTCACGGGTGATCTGTGACACGCTTTTGCCGGTTCGATTCTTTTCAGCTATAAGTCTTTGCTCCAGTTGGTACGGCAACCGGATGCGAATGGATTCGCCTTGTGGATTATTCTTTTTCATAGGATGTATCCTCAACTTACTATTTCTACTGGATAACCTAGCTTTTCTTCAAGCTCAGCTACCGTTATTTTACGTGGCTTATTTAATTTGATTTTCACATCTTGCACTGCACCATCTTTGTTTTTAGCAATCCCGCGCCCAGTGTATATGTCAGCTTCTTCATTAGCGTATACACTGAGATGATTGTATCCATATGTACGGCACCACCTAGCAGCCAAATCAGAAATTTTCATCAATTCTTCCAACTCATTCCCGAATAGATGTGAATACAATATAGCTCGATCATACATTTCCTGTGTTACTGCTGACAGAGCAATCACGCTTTTATACGGACTTCCGATAAAACGGAAAAATCTGCATGATTCCATTACTTTTTCGCCTTTTGGAAGTGCAAAGCCTTGAGAAATTGCCATCTTAAGAAGCTTCGCTGATTCAACATCGCTTTCTGTGATAACACACTTATTTGTAAAGTCTATCATTACTGTTCCCCTCCCAACATTTTATATAGTGTTCCTCTTGACACTCCCATGATTTCGGCAAACTGAACTTTGGTGATTTCCCCAGCCTGCCATCTTTGCTTTGTTTTCTCGAAGAGTTCTTTGTCTACCTCTTTTTTTGCTCGTCCTTTATACTTGCCCTGAGCTTTCGCGATTGCGATACCCTCTTTCTGACGCTGGCGGATACTTTCTCGTTCTCTTTGTGCCACGTATGAAAAGACCTGTAAAACGATGTCTGCGATTAATTTTCCAGTCAAGTCTCTATTCCGCGTAGTATCAAGTAATGGCATATCTTGTACAATAATGTCTGCTCCAATCTCTTTAGTGATTTTTCTCCATTCTTCTGTAATCTCATCGTAGTTTCTGCCAAGTCGGTCAATCGAATGGACTACCAGTACGTCACCTTTTTGAAGGGAAGCGATCATCTTCTGATATTCAGGACGGTTGAAATCCTTGCCGGACTTCTTGTCCATATAAATTTTATCAACGCCTTCTTCTCTCAATGCCTCCATCTGCCTCGCTTCGTTCTGCTCTACTGTCGATACTCTTGCATATCCAATTTTCATGTATAATCCCTCCCGTTTATTTATGAGTCAATTATACATCTAATTGATTATATTTGCAAGTAGTTCATACACATTTATGAGTATTTTTTATTGACTATTGAAACGTTTTTGATTATGATAATGTTAATAGGAGGTATTTATATGGTTTCTGATAAGATAAAGCAAATAATGAAGATGAAAAAAGTAACCAGTGTTCAATTAGCTCAGCACCTTGGGATGCTCCCGCAATCACTTGCAAATAAATTTTCAAGAGGAAGCATATCCGCAGATGAACTAATCCAGATTCTTGATTTTCTGGAATGTCAATTGATAATTGAGCCAAAACCAGATGTATCAATCAAACTGACCACTGATGATCTCAAAAGGGAACCGTAATGGTTCTCTTTTTTATTGTCCTAATTGTCCATCCCTGTCTGTGATGAAATTGCAGCTAAAGTTTATTCTGCTCATATTTAAACTCTCCGCAGCGGAGAAATCAGGAGCTGCACCCGATTCGTCAATCACAATCTTTTACTGTGTATGATCGTTAGTATCATTACAATTCTTATTCCCAAATTCTGCATCATTTCATTCATTCTTTATACCTGCCTTTCTTGGTATTGCCTTATTTTGTGCTGGCAGAGAAACCGTTAAGGCTTACGGCTTGTCGTGTTGCAACCACTATCTCTGCCATGTGAAAAGGGCCTTTTTGTTGTTTTATTTGCTTTGGGGAATCACCCGGCTCCTGGCGGCTTTCCCTCCAAGGGGGTCCCCGTCTCATCCGTACGCTATCCGGTCAGCCCGCCGCCCCATGGGACCCGCTGCACCGGATCACGCTGTTGTTGTTCGGCCTTCGGCAGTAGTCAGAGGATGTTACCGCCGCTTTTCGTTCGTCATATTGCACAAATTTTCTCGTGTTGTTCATTGTACATTTTAAGTACACCCTATTTATACATTACGGAAAACTATATATTGTGTTTTCGCCTTGTTTCATACAACATATTGTGTTTTTGCTGCTTTCGTGTTCACAGCTTTGGCCGCTCCATCTCTGGAAGCTCCAGTGCGTCCTTGTACCGGTCCGCGATCTGCTGCGCTGACTGCTGCGGGATGCCGTTTTGCTGCCCTGCTGGAATTGGCGCTGTCTCTGCCATGCCGTATGCAGCTTTCGCAACGAAGATCAGGTTTGCATTTGTTCCGGGTTGGTTATGCAGTCTATTAAGCGTGCAGTTTTTGCAAATATCGAACCATTTTTTCACCGTGTTGCTATGTGCTGTGGCGGTTCTATAGTCCCCGCGCATCCAGTCACTAAACGTTGAACGGTTAATTCCTACTAAAAAGCTAAATACTTCAAGGGTCGGTAAAACATGATACTTACTGCACAACCTTACATACACACTAAACATATGATCTAATAATTCTATATCATCGTTACTGGGTTTCTGTATGTGATCAGCAATATAAAATATCATATCAACAAAACTGTCAGCTACTTCTTTTCTGTAATTCTCACTATCAGGTGATACACATAACACTGTATTAATATATTCATCAGCATATATATTAATATTACTCAAATATACTTCTGTTTCCTTTTCTGTTTTGATAGTATTATCTTTCACTGTATCACCTCACTTTACAACGTTAATCTGTTAATTTAGTAAAATAAAAAGGACGATACCAAACCGGTTAGCAATCGAAGAACACGCCCAGCAGCTACGATCAGCGCCGGAAGTTCCGTAAATGCTTTTCAGTTTTTATCGTCCTTTGTTTAAAAATCGTAAATGTATTTGTTTATCTGCCATTTACAATAGCACATGTAAGTCATTAATGCAAGCATAAATTTATTTTTATTACTCAAGGTATAATAAAAGATCTATTGATAAAATAATCCGTTATAACTCAATATACAGCGTTATAGAGTTATATATATTATAATATAATGTATCTAAGTATATATTAATAAACTCAGAATCTAGGAGGGGCTTAAAAAATGTTATTATACGGTACTGTATAGAATTAATTAATAGGGGATTATATATATAATATAATTATAGGGGCGTTTTGGCACAGAAAAAGCCAGGCTCTCGGCGTCTGATCCGGTTACCTGGCTGAATGATCTTTTATTAATTTTCGATTGGCTCGCCCCTCCTGAGTTCCTCGTTAATGACACGATAGCACATTTTACAAAAACCTGTCAAGCCAAAAGCAAAAAATATTTTTCTTGACAAAACAAACATTTGTGTGCTATGAATAATTTAACAGACTTCGGCGGCGGGTCTGTTCTCCCCTCGTTAGCCGCCACAAAAAAAGAGTTTAAGCCCCTGGAGATTGTCCAAGGGCTTTTTTTTCTTTCCACAATGGGACTATTAATGTTTTGTTAGCTTAATAACTAATGATCCAATTTTACATTCGTCATAAAAATGACGTTATAGTTATAATAATATAATCATTGTCAACTGTCAATAATCACATTAAAAACACCGGATTCCCGCAGCTATCAATTTCGGTTGTGGCTTCTTGCCCTGCGTCAAGATACACTGTTTTTACATCTTCAAAAATTCGCCGTTCTCTGTCTACCGTATATTTTTTGTGAAGTGTGTAAACAGTGCCAGAGATTTCCGGAAGTACCGGTGCATAAGCTGGCAAATCCAACACCACTTTTTCCGGTGGCAAAATGTCAACAACTTCGACCTTGTCAATTCTCAACAAATCCTCATGCCGTCCCAGGTTTGGAAACCGTCTCGGATACTTCAGCATTTTATAAATTATGTCAACTTCCTTTTCGTTTTTTGGCTGAACGTGTAAACGCAAATTCAAATCTGCGACAAAATCAACTAAAACCGGCGTATTAACCCAGCCTGTGAACCCCGGGCCGTTTTTCACTCGGACGGGAAAACGCTTTTTAAATTCTTCCGTTTCTGATCCGGCATAAGCTCCACCCTTCCAGCGTTTTGTAAACTCCTGTTCGTTCATCGTTCCGCTTCCGGCTATTGATATGTTCATGTCGTGCCAGCTACTCCACCGGCACAAAAAATGGATCATCCCGGCAACTGTAGAAAAAGGCGGCAGTGGGTACGTATATACCCTTTTTCCGGCGTGCGAAAAAGGCGTTGTAAAAACGCCCTTTTCCATATAGCCTTCTATTAGCACCGCCTTCATGGCTCTTCGGCCTCGCATCTGAAACCGAAGAGGATATCTTCGTAAAGTTGATCAGGGATTTCCTCTTCCATCAGCGGCTTTCTCTCTGCAAGCTCTTCGTCAAGGCTTGCGTCGATATCTCTGAGAGCCTTTTCTCTACTGAATCCCATTGCTACGACTTCGTTTAATAATTCAATTGTTTTCTTCATGCTTTCTTTCTCCTTTTCTTTTAATTCCCTCTTTGGGATCCAAAATGGAGCTATTATTCTTCCACCATTTCCGCAACCATAATCGGCTTTCCGGTCGGCCTTCCGTCTGCATCTCCACTCTGGTAAGTGTGGGTAAATACCTTGTTCCCCTCTGTGCAAAGGGCGTTGTCCGGCTTGTTTGTGATTATCCTCTTGCTCCCTTGTTTAATCGTTTGTTTTATACATACGCCTGCCAGTTGTTACTTTGATTTTTTCTTTGAATCTCCAGTATTTTTTCATAACTGTACCATGTACCTCTATACCGATATGAACACCCTTCGAGGCATCCGTGTTCGATATCCATAAAAAGTTCTGATATTTTTTTCTCGTTTCCGAAATCTTCCACCGGAAGCAGATCTTTTTTTACTCGTATTTTCTGCGTTTTCCCCCAGACACTCAACCATTCAATCTGGTATCTTTCTTTCAACTCGAGGATAATATATCCATCCTGACAATCAACATTTAACTTCCCCTCAAAATTCCTGTAAATTTCCTGCATTTCTTACCCTCCTATTTATTCTTCTGTTTCTAGCCAGATTTCGCAATTTTGCCCTCATTACGTCCTCCGTGATTAACTCGAAAGGCTTTTGCTGTTATGACTCGTACCACAGTTTTTTTCCAAGACCGTGAATGTATTTGGTTGTTGCCTCTATGAGCTCCGGATCAGTGCATCCCAGACCGTACATGAAGTCATTTCCCGGATTGCAATGAGTTTCACAAAAACTCACTATCTCAGACCAGTCACCGGTCTGATAATAGGCGACCTGTTCGCCGTCCCCGTCGTATTCGATCCAGATGTTATACCAAGACGGGCTCTCTGTGATTCTGTAAACCACATCTTGTTTTTTCTTTCTTAACCAGTTGAATCGGTTTTCTAAATGGTCAATTTCGTTATATTTTTTACTCATGTTTCCCTCCTGATCCGCCCCGCCCTGGGGGCTATGTGCTTGTCTTCTTTAACTGTCTTTATTATACATTATAATTAATGTTTTTGTCAAGTGGTTATTTACATTATTTTAAATGTTTTTATTTTTTTTCCGTTTCTACGTATTTTATAACATTCCCTGGCTGCATATCTAATATAGTACATATTTTGTCAAGAGCTTTAATTCCTACCATTTTATTTTCCCTCAAACACTGTATAGCATTCTCGCCCAGAAGCTTTTCCTTTCTTAACTTTCCCGGCGTGTACCCTGATTCATTTAATGTTTTCAAAACATCAATTTTATATACAATCATTTTCACTTCTCCTTTCTGATCGTCTTTGCATAGTTACATTATATAATATGTAATTTTTATTTGCAATGACTTTCGCATTAAAAATAATGCACAAATTTCATATGATTGCTTACATTATTTTTCATGTATTTTGTATATTGATTTTACATTAAAAATAATGTATTATATAACCATCAAAGGAAAACAAAAAACATTCAACCCGGACGCCGATCTGGGAGAAAGAGAGGGAATATGTTTGAAATAAAAGTAAACGAAGTTAATGGCGATTATTTTTATACGAAAATTAACGCCGATCTTGAAGAAATGGCAAGGTATTATTTTTCAGTGCAGCACGTTGAAAGCATCGACATTTTAAGCGGCGGAGCTGTTGAAAACGAATTTTGTACCATCCAGCCGCTGAAATTATACCGAGAAACGCCGGAAGCAATCAAAGAACACGAACTGTTTTACGACATTATATTAACTCGTAAAACAACATATAAGGTAGAACAGCCTTTTGGATTTGAAGATACTGTATCTTTCGGATTCATTAGAACTTGCTAAAAAGTTCTAACCTCTCCGGCGGCGGTCAAGCCGTAGCCTCAACGCAACCGCCGGATTAAAAAAAAGAATAAAAGGAGAATAAGCTATGAGTTATTACACAATGAGTAACAAGGAGTTGTCCCAGCTGATCCGTAAAACATTAAAAGAAAGCGGATTCACAAGCAAAGACTTATCTGTCAGAGTCAGGGCGGCATTATATGACACATCTGTAAATATCACGATTAAAAATCCACTTGTGAGAATTTCAGAAGTGGAGGAAATCGTAAAAAGATTTTCTGAAGTCGATTATGACGAACACAGCGGCGAAATTCTGGCGGGATGCAATGTTTATGTGCATTGCCAATACGAATATGGAATTTTCAAAGATGCTGCCGCCGATCTTCTCCCAGTTGCTGAAATGGTATTGAGCAACAAAGAAAAATATAGTGGTCACGCAATCGCAGACAACAAAGAAAAAAGCGTTCACATCATTCACTATCAGGGCGTGCAATGGACGCTTGCGGAGTTTGAAAAAGATAAAAACGCCGCTTATAAATATAAACCTACATACTGGATTAATAGCGCAATGGATTTAGCTATTGCAATGTGGCGGTTCAAAAATCTTGGTACTATTTACGCATAACAGGGCCGGCAAGCGTACCGGGGAGCATTTCCCCGGCGACCTTTTAAAATAAAAAATCAGGAGGAAAACAAAATGAAAGAATATATTTTAAGCGAATTAGGATTCTGCACAGTTAGCGAGTGCAGAAAAATTACAGATGCGATGGAAGGAAAAACTTTTATGAAATTTCATGTTAGTTTCTCCAATGTTTGTGGAAACTGTATGGTTATAATTTCAACAAATTACGATGCGGAAGAATCTTATATTAAGCAGTTTTTTATTTCTGCTCTTGTTAGTAACTTACTTATCTCTCAGGCGTAATGGTTCCGGCCGGGTTCAATTCCCGGCGGCGCCCTTTTATTTTAACACCCGGCTCCCATGGGTACAGGGAAGAAAGAAAAGACATGAAGAAGAAAAATAGCTATATCGCCGTACAGGTGACGGAGAACGGGAAAAACTATGCTTACGCCGTCAAGGTTTCTGAAAGTGATAACTTGCTTTCGAAACTGGCGATAAAAGGTATCATAGCGGCGAACCTTTGCGGATCCAGGAAAGAAGCCGAAGAAGTTGTTACAACCTGGAACGAAGCTTTTAAAAATAATGGTTCGTATATGTTCGGGGAGGTGTTCTGTTGATGAATGAAAAAATAATCGAAATCAGAAAACCCACGCAAAAACAAACCGTCGCCGCTATAAAAAGCGGCGATTTTTCAGAAGTTGAAAAGATAGAGGATGCAGCACACCAGGAAGCGGCGAAAGTTTTTCATGCGGTTGCTTCCGGTTCTGTGCCGCTGATCTGGTACGACCTTCCGCCGGTGCGGTGTCAGTCTGGAGCCGTGTCCGTCATGCGGTACGCCCTGCACCGGTCAACAAAGCAAGACGGATTTTTGCAGCTATCTTGTATGGAGCTGAAGAGCGGGCAGATCATCCCGACTTCTGACAGGCAGTACAACACCACTGACGGCGGTTTTTCGGAGTTCTTCCGAGACTTGCCCCGGTCAGTTAATGCTAATTTTTTAGAGCAGTGAAAACGCTGCTCTTTTTCTGCTGCTCTTCCGGTATCCAGTCCGGCGCCAGGTTCACGGCCTGGGAAGCGGATCAGGCTTGTGAAATCTATCTACAAGCCGTGTGCCTTGACAGCTTAATATTTTTCTTGTCCGGAAATGCGGTTGTTGATTTGCTTTTTTCACCGTTTTTCGTATTTTTGGCGTTCCTCGATGATTTTACCATTGCCGGATTTACAAGCCGTTTTTGTGTGCTTTTGTCAATCAATACTCACGGTTGACGGGGCGCCGGTATGGTGATACTATGATTATATATAGACGTTCCCGGCTCTTTTTGTCGTGCTTGCTCTATGCAGCTGGCACCGATCCGGGGCGCAGTGCCCGAACAGCGGCGAAAGTATGTTCTATTTTGTGTCCGCTGTACAACCGCCCTATTCGGCTTTTTAACGGCCGTTTAGATTCCGGCCGAAGAAGTATAGCCTTGTCAGTTCTGCGGGCGTTGTGGGTGAAAATAGAGCGCCAGTTATCGACCGCCAGAAAATCCCCGGCACCGGTTCGCAGGTGATCCACAGGCTTTTACAGAATTGGTCATACCGATTGTGAAACGAACAATATTTCCGACAGTTCTTAAATATTTGTAATATTCAGACACAGAAAAAGCCCGAAAAATGGTAAAAAAATGGAATGGCCCAAAAATAACCTTTATTCCTGGATTTCTATTTTGTATACCTTGCATATATTAATCCATAGCATCTTCTGAGGGACTGTGAAAAATCACGAATCAATTTAATTTATTTAATCCCTCGGATTTTCTCCTAGCCGTATTCTTCGTTTTGTATGTGGTCCGTTGTTTCCGGACTTTTACCTTCTGTTCTGTCTTGTCTTTCTTCCTACGAACTTTATTGTGTGCTGACCGTTCAGTTGAGAATCCCATATTTCCCCTCCCTGTCCTTGATCTTCTGGTTTCTGCTCTTGAAGTTGATGATTTCTATATCTGTTTGCAGTTCCTGTGGCATCCGTCCGACAACGATCACCCTCAGTGGCTCCAATCTCCGGACCATCTCTTGAAATCCCCTGCAAAATTCCATCCGTGATGCTTTTGACTTCACTCGCCCATTGGTGCAGCAGGCAACCGTGCTTCTTTTTGGTATTCCGTCAAAAATCCAATCGTAGCAGTATTCCGGTGGTATGTTCACGTTTGGAATCATGCGGATTCCGTTCATATGCAGATAATGCGCTATCGCATGGTTGCGGTACTTCTGCCAGATGTTCATAGCAAACGGCATACCACCTTCTCCGACCGCCATGCTGAAATCAGGCGCAATCACGCTATTGAAACATTTCAGATGCTCGATATATTTATCCGGACAATTCCAGATTTTCTCAAATTCGTTGTCGTGGATATAGAAATTGACGGTTAAGTCCCTGTGGTTCTTTATCCGCCGGTCAAAGCTGTCTTTGAAGTCGACAGTATCCGCTCCAGGTCTTCCGGTATACCGTGGCATCATAGGGAACTGGTACGGTCCGTCCAATTCTGATCCCTCGATCATATATTCTCTCATTACGTCATATGCGGTATGATTCATAAAAAACACTCCCTAAAAACGCAAAAAGACATCTTGTTCCGGGAATTGGAACCGATGTCGTCATTAGTATGTTTTCATACTATCAGATATTTGGTTAAATGTCAAAAAATTACATCTCTGCTCTTCCGTTCATCTTTTGTATATTATTTAGATTGCAAATGCGTAAGTGTAGTTAAATTCCTTTTCGCATCCATCCACATAGTTGATTTTCCTGTAAAATACGGCGTGTCGTTCTGAGAACTTATTTAAAAAAAAGTATTCAGAACAGCTCTGTTCATCCCGCTCGATTATTGACTTTTTTTTTACATCTCCGGTCTTTAAAAAGAACAAAATTTCGCACTCCTGCGGGCGCTTCGGATTCACTATTATTTTGTCCAAAAACTCACCCAGAACAGCTTTGGTAATATCTTCTGGACCAATACCTTGCAAATCATTTAATATCTTTCCGATTTCTTTTAATTTCAAATGGGAATCTTTATTGGCTTCTTCTTTCGATTCCAGTTCGGAAAGTTTATTGCTTATGTCTTGGATTTCATTCTTGAATTTTTCATTTTTTTCAAGATATTCAGAATTTGTTATGATTCCATCCAGATTAAGGTCGAGAAGTTTGTCTTTCTTTTTCTCTAGCTGAAGAATCATATTTTTAAGCCGGTTTATCTCAGCCCCATCGTTGCTGAAGTCTATGTTCTTTTCGACCAAACTTATATATCTTTCAATAGCTGCTTGGATATCACCAGATTTGTTGATAAGGTCTGCAAGCATTATTTTTAATTCTTTTTCATGTATTCCGAAAGAATTGCAGCTCTGTGCTCCATTTTTTATGCGATAACTGCATACCCATCTTACATCTTCACGTCCTCTTGTAGTGCGTTGTTTCATCCAATACGGTGCTCCATCGTCCCCACAAAAGATATACCCGGTGAACAAATTGTTTTGCTTGAAAGACGTTCTATGGGATTTGATCGCATCACTCCGTGTTTGCATAATGACATTTGCCTTATTCCATACAGATTCATCTACAATCTGTGGAACATGGTTCCCGTCATCTTTATACATTGTCCATTCGTCCTCTGGCAAAAACTCTTGCTTTTTAGTGAACATATCGACAACTTTTACTTTACCGCCGCAATAATAACCTTTATATTTCGGATTCTTGATTATTTTTTTGATATTATCTCGGCTGAGTTTTCCGCCTTTATAATTTCGATATCCTTTTTTGTACAGGTATTTCTCAATAGTGGATGTAGACCATTCTCCTGTAGAATATTTTTCAAATATCTCTTTTACCATTGGAGCTGTTTTGGGATCAATTGTAAGTTTTCCGTCTTTTTTGATGTATCCGTATATTCGAGCACCGAGAACTACACCATTTTTTATTGACTGTGCATGTCCGAATTTTATTCGATTGGAGAGTTTCCTTGATTCATCTTGGGCAATTCCGGACATTATGGTAAGTCGTAACTCACTATCTTCGTCAATCGTATTGATGTTGTCGTTTTGAAACCATACACACACACCATACATCAGTAATTCTCTTGTATATTTTATGCTGTCTAGCGTATTTCTCGCAAACCTGGTAATTTCTTTCGTTACAATCATATCAATCTTCCCAGTTTTGGCATCTGCCATCATGCGTTGAAATTCGTCCCTTTTCTCAGTTCTTATTCCCGATATTCCGTTGTCAATGTACGCACCAACAAACACCCAGTTTTTATTTTGTGCAATGAAGTTTCTGTAATATTCATCCTGGTGATGTATAGAAACCTGTTGGTCTTCTGATTCTGTGCTTACCCTTGCATAAAAAGCCACTTTTAATTTCAAATCAAAAATGCTGCAAGTTTTCAGTATTTCTCTAGTACGATAAACGTTCATGCCCCGTTCTCCCTTCTAGTCGGAAGAGCAGAGATAAGATTATTATACCTTCAATCTCATCTCCGCTCAATAGTTTGGTTTAATTTTCAGAAAGAATCTCAATATCAATTTTTTCTTTCATTTCTCTGCTGATCAGGCCCTGAAGGTATATGTGTTCGTTCAATGCCAACAATAACGCTTTGTTCATGTCGCACTCCTTTCTTTGATGAAAAGGTTCAAAATCCTTTTAAAATATTACAGGTATATATTTCTACGCAAACTTACGTAAAATGGATTCTAGCGTTTTTTAGTCAATCAATTACTTTAGTTTACAACAAATCAAATATATCCATTTGTCCTTTGATTTCATCTTCCTTTTCATCTGTGAAAAATTTGCAAGCAATGTAGTTTGGTTTCCAATCCACATCTCCATTGTAGTTCAGACACCTCGGATGCTTTCCAGGCCGGTACCGTAAACATTCATCGCATCTGTGATACGGATTTGTTCCACCGGAATCTTTGTACATTGCGCTTATCTTAATCATATGGGTCACCCTCTTCAAATATGCTGAATTTTCTCAAAAGCTCCACGTCGTCTTTATCTAATTGTATTTCGCATTGTTCATTGAGCCTGCGTGCCAATTGACCAATAGTCGGATTTCCTTTGTTAGCCTGGTGAATATATTCATTTCCTTTTCTGACAACTGTCATTATTTCTTCTGGACCAAATTCATATGTATCGTGTAATGCCAAAAGAAAAGTTATGCTGTTCTCGATGTTAGCCCAGTTTTGACCATCTTCAAAACCTTTTTCACATCCGTCTTTATAACTTTTCTCACGTTCTTCCGCCCTTGCATTTTCCACAACTCCGTTCAAGGCACTCACAGTTCTACTGATCCCGTCTTCCTTGCCTTTCTGGTACGCTTTTTCAATCTCTTCATTTCTGGCTGCCAAAACTTTTTCTCTGGACTCGTCAAACATCCGCTGCATTCTTTCAATCTTTGCAGCTGAATAAGGCATAGTTACCGGTTTCCCTGTGAATTTTCTTTTTAACACCACGCTGTTCATTTTCCGCCTCCCATAATCCCTGCTATCATTTGTTGTTTCATCGTTTCTGCTATGTGTTCCCGGACAGATTCTTCCGGAAATGGGATCTCAAGTGACCGCTCCAGAATCCGGTTGGTGATACGTTCATCATAATTTAGTCGAGAAATACAGTAATTACTTGTGAAAATCGTGATTTTTCGGCTTGTATAGCGTCCGTCGATAATTTCATAATATTTTTCATTTACCCAGTCCTTTTCGGTTTCTGTGCCGAAATCATCAATGATTAGAATATCTGCTCTGGCAAGTTCATCAATCAACTGTTCTTCCGTTTTATCCGGACTGTATCTTTTCCCCCATGTGGACTTGATCTCGTCAAGGATTTTCATAGACGTTGAAAATTTTACCTGTTTCTGATGTTTTTCAATCAGTTCATTCGCCAGGCTGCATACCATTCGGGTTTTTCCAGAACCTTTCGTGCTAGAGTAAAAATATAGTCCAATTCCCTGTTTTTGCATATCGCTGATATTTTCCATCCAGTAGTGAACAGCTTTCGCAGCCTGTCTTATTGTTTCCTGGCTCTCCGGCAGCTGATATACTGCCGACCGAAAATTATTAAACATTGCATCCTTGTAGATACCCGGAATTTCTGCAAATTTAAGCTGATTTCTATGAATCGTTTTTTTGCGGATACCACAGGAACACTCCTGACAGTACGGAACTCCATATTGATCACGGCTCCAGACCCATCCGGAATCATCACATAAATGGCAATGTGTCTGAGTCTCCGTCATCGCTGAGTGTTCCGAACGGGATAAGTGGCTCGACTTTTCTTTGAGTTTTTGCACCAGATCCATGTTTTCTGTCCCCATTGTAGTTACCCTCCAAAACCTTTAAGAAGTTATTTGGTTTTACAAACCAGTCAAAAGTAATCATCCAGCCATTTTTGTTTTCGCCTCTCAGGAAATCGCTGTGGCGAATGTTGTCCATAGCATTTAAGAGATCGTCCATGCCATACTCTCTTATTCGCCCTTTAAGCATCTGGCATCTTTTTGATGCTGGTTTGATATCCCTGATAGGAGCAATGCCAACATCCTGTAATTTGTTCCATTCCTCAACAACACGTTGGACATCTGTCTGACGAATAGTATCTTTAGATACTATTAAATTATTATCTTTTTCTTTATCTTTATCTAATTCTATATCTAAACCTTTATCTATATCTGAGAGCGTCTTTGTTGCGTCTTTGTTGCGTCTTTGTTGCGTCTGCCGTCCTGATCGTTCTATTAGCCGAGTATCATCAATCGGATTCCCGCCCGTCAAAGAGTAACTACCATTGTCCTTTAAAAGCAGCATTTTCTTTTCGTCAGTATATGACGTTTCAGCATACCGATCTCTTGACAAAGTGTTGTGCATTCTCCAATGCTTAATTACAATCACACCGTCCTCAAATGTAAGAACAAACCTTTTTGCAATCAATAATCGCAGGTCATCTTCACTTGCTCCTATGATTTTCATTATTCTTTTTGTATTTCCAATGAATCCATCATCGTCAGCTCTCATGTTAAGATGAAAATATAAGCACTGAGTTGACAACGGCATCTCCAGGAATGCATCACTGTCAACGATTTTCATTGTAAACATTCGTTTCTGTGCCAATTCTAAAATTCCTTTCTCCAATTCCTGGTTTTTCAAAAGTGTTTATTTTAATTTAACTTCAATTCCATTGATTTTCAGTTCTCCATTTACCGGAATTACAAGAGTTGGAACGCCGTTTATTTCTTTCAGCTCAATCAGAGCAATTTTATCTGGCTGGATGCAGATTGTTGCATCTGATGTTACAATTTTTGCAGTTTTTGAATTATGAATATTGTCAAGAGCAACAGGCTCATTGCTGAAATACATTTCCCAGTTTTCTTTGAAATCCGACAACTTCTCGTCTGTAACTCCGCAATATCCAAAAATCTGTTCCATTTCATCGCATGACACGGTTACCATCTCCGGGCTGTCTTTCTTCTGTTCTCTTACTTCCTGCAAAGATTCAACCAGACTTCCCGCGAAATTGAATGTTGTATTTCCTTCGAAATTGTCCATGATAAAATCTGAAAAGACATTGATCTCGTTGCCGGGTATACGGGGAATTGGTGCACCAAGAACGTTTTCAATGAAGTCGGGATGAATATTCTTTATGTTTTTGTTGAAATACAAGGTTCCATGAATATCAGTGCTTCTGTCATTGAATACAGGGAATAAGAATCCTGTTTCTGGTCTTGAGACTACCCAATCACGAATTCTGTCTTTGATGTTATTTTCAGCCGCATCATAGCTAAGCCCAGCCTTTGAAAGATTTACTGGACAAATGCTGCACAGAATGTGTTCATAAATTTCTTCTGATGCATCGTGCATTTCGGTTCCATCAGAAGCTTTTCCTGGAATGTCATATACTGCATGAATGAGAACTATGTAGTAATTTTCGTGATAATCGTAATTTTCAATCACTTTGTCGTAGAACTCGTCCAAAAGCTCATCATTTTTAAGCTTACTTGCTCTGAGCCGCATAAGAAATTCCTGTGTTCCACCCTCTTTTTCCTGTGGTAATGGAAAATCAAGGTTCATAAGGTTTTTTCCAAGTCTGCCAGACATGGTTTTCTTGAAAATGTCAAAATACTTAAACATTTCTTCCTCTGGAAGAGACAGGAATGCTTCTTTAATTTTGGTTTTCTTGTTCTTTTCTGCGTCCACATAACAACCACAAATGCGTGTGATTGTGCAATTGGCTGGAGTAAACTGTTTCTTAATTTCTGCGATTTCTTTCTTATTCATTCTTTTCCATCCTTTCTGCTTCTCTCGCTTCTGTCATAGTTTTATTCTTTCCATGAAACTGCCGTTTCAGATTTTCTCGAACATATTTTTATTTATGCACGCTTGACACTTTCTACCTGCAACATTTTTCTGTCCGGACTTACATTCAATACAATTAGCCAACTCAAAATATTCTTTTTCCCATTTCAGAACATTATGGAAATCGAACGAACTATATCCTACGTGGTAATAATCCTCGCCAACTTTCTTGTATTTTAATTCAAAATATGGCTTGTCATCTACGATTCTAAAAATCTGTTCTAATTCCGTTACAATTTCCTTTTCGACTTTAACAGGAATACTTGCTTTTTCCATTTTATTCGCCATCCTTCTTCATCTCCTCCAACTTCTTCTCAGCTTCTTCGCGGGTAAGGAATATTGTCCTGCCAATATCACTTTTGAAACACATTAACTCGCCGCATTCTCTATCAATTACTTCCAGATTGTATGACCTTGTTGTTATGTCAATTTGCGTTACTGTTAATTCGATAACGGGATTTTTAGCACCCTTATTAATCCTGAACATTATATCGCCAACCTTGCACGGCAATCTCGCAAGCAAGCCCTGTTCTTCTAAGTCTTCGTAATCACAGAGTTTTCGTGCTGCCGAAATATAATCGTGCTGTTTAACCCAGACATCTGATTCTCCGTCTGGTGTAATATCATATCTTTCTGTTAATCTCTCCATCTACTTCACCTCTCCTGTAATCTCATCAATGCACTGATTTCGACCATCGACCATCCCGCACTGATAATCCGTCATATCATTCTCGGTAGTGGTTTTCTCTGGCAATGGATTCAATGGACACCAATCAGGGACTGTTTCCGCTTCTTCATTCAACGCTACTTTATTTGTGATTGGACAAATGATACAAACTTCCATGCATCCACTCATGTCGTGACCAATTTTGCAATCAGAGCAGGATTCTGGCGCATCAATCACTAATACTGATTTACTCATCTGATGCCTCCTGTAATAATTTTTTATTGTCGAAAATATTGCCAACTACTTCAAAATGTTCCGTGTCAAACTCATCAAGATACTGTCTGTCTATGCTACCAGCTTCATGCGTTACCCATCCGGCAATGCCCCATTCAACGGTTTCATATGTTGTATCTTCCGGGTATGATTCGTCCAAGTGTGCCATCAGAATATCATTTTCCCAAATCTTCTTCCCGTTCTTGTCGTAAAGACCTGTGAACCGACAGATGGTTTCTGGATCTACTTCATATCTGGACATTCCACCATTTGACATCCAAGTAATAATGCAATCGGTTTCCTTTTCTGAATAGGTTACGATTCTTTCTCCTTTCAACCATTTACAATAGTATCCCTCAACCCATTTTCCATTATCAATCCGCTTTGCCTTGAAAAGAATTTCTCTCATTCAATCCACCCTCCTTCACAATTTTGATTAAATCATCAATAAGTGCATCAGAACAATCTTCACTACATATTGTTTTTTCATCATCATTGTATTTGCATAATTTACAATCAAAATTTGCTCTTCTGTGTTCAATCTGCTCCACAACCTTGTCCACATTAAAAGCTGTAAACTGCCTGTTGACACAATCAATAAACTCTTTCTGGTCAGAACTAATGCTATTTCCAATATCCCATATTTTAATATATTCAATTAAGTCGTCCGCATCAATTAGTCTGCTCATATTTTATTCCTCCCACACTCCCAATAACCGCATTCTCTCATACAGTACAGCGACGGTCTTGCGTCTGTATCCGTAGAAGTCTTTCGGATTCATCGGGATATATCTTTCTTTGCTGATTTTCCTGCAGCTTTTCCGGTGTAGGATATTTTCAATAACCATATCCGCTATCACCGTGTTCTTCGGGCAAGCTGACAAGGCGGCGCTGGTAAGCAGGTATCCGTACTTTGCCGGGAAGTCTTTCAGCATCGTATTCAGTTTTTCAATATCCTCTGCCGGAATACCGTAGTCTTTCAGTTTTTTATTCCTTGTCAGCATACCGTTCTCCTTTCTATTCGTCTGGGTGGTGCTTATCGTACATGATTGCTACACATGCAAGACCGGCCACTCCGACTATGATTCCAAGGGCGAATACTAATAAGAATGTAATCATGGCTCATCCTCCTTAACGTATTCTTCGCAATCTTCTGCGTATTCGTAACTGTCCATCATGTCGCACCGATTATCACAACCGCCTTGCTTATCGCAGCAAATGCAGCACGTTGTTTCACCGTCAGGGCATTCGTTTTTGCAATATCCCATTTATTCCTCCTCGCGCATTATTTCTTTTACACATTTTTCACAGTAACAACCTTCAAACCCCTCTATTTTATACAGAAAGCACATCCAATTTGCGTTCCAGATTCCCTTGTCATTGCATCGTTTACAGCTTCCCTGTCCCTCTCCTTGGCATTGTGTTATTTTTACCATGTTCAGCCCTCCTTATACGGTGCTGGAAGTGGTTGCCATGCTGTGACTTTCCAATATGACCTAGCACCAGTTAGCTCCCAGCGTTTCAACTTGCTTTGAAATTTCGCATAGGTTGAACGATATATTCTTCCGTCCATGCAAGTCACTTGATACGTGCCGCTTGCTTCCGGCAATCTCTCGCCGACCGAAATCCAACCATTTTCTTTCTCGTCCTGTTCAAGATCATTCAGAAGCTGCTCAATCATATCTTGAATAACTTTGACATACAGCCCAGCGTATTTGTAGCAGTCCGAATATTTATCCGCGTACTGCTTTAATCTTTCTTTGATATGTATCATATTATTCCATCCTTTCTCAATGCCCGCTTCTTACCATGCAAAACAACAGTTCTGTCATGGATCTTTTTCTTGAACCATTGTGTCCACACTTCAAAATAACTGATAATCTCCATTTCTCCACATCTTCACCTAGTGGTGTTGGGCTTTCAAATTCTTCTGCAACATCTCTCTGATACGGAACTGCAACCATTACTCCCATGTTACCTATTTCCGCGTAACATTCCGGAAAATTCTCACGTATATGTTGGGCAAATTTTCCATTTTTTAAATCAGGTAAAATCTCTTTGTAGCACTCCATTGTTGTCACAAGGTAGTTTTTTTCGCCAATAAAATTTAATCCATTTCCGCTGTAAATATCCTCTTTGCAACTTTTGATTTCATAGCATGCAAATATTCCTTTTTCGATTGCTGAGATAGAGCACTGATTTTCCGGAATAAATTGCATGTAATCTACTCTTCTTGCCTTTCCTGCTGCGTAGCCATAATCAAGGCTTACTTCTCTAGCCCAGTATTTACCTGGACCAGAAAAACGGCTTTTTTCCAACAATCTGCTAAGAAATTTTGTTGTTTCAGATCTTTTCATATTTCCACCTCACTGTCCGCTGGCATCTGATAATCAATATGTCCATTTACATAGGCTTCCTGAATCATATCCAGTACTTTCATGGCTTTTGCTTTGGTGGAATAATGACCCAATGAAATATACTCATCTTCTCCCGGATTCATCTGGCTCCAGCAAATGATTTCTTTGCCGCTGATATTATTGATGTTTATAACAATATTATTAAACTTTACCAGAGACATCTTATTCTGACTTCTGATTAACATTTTGCGTCCTCCTCATCACTTATTCTCCTGTTCCACTGTTCTACGGCTTCTTCCTCTGTTTCTCTCCAGCGTTCCACCATTCCATCGCATTCTGTACAAGCTACAAGATATTCTTTTTTTGAATCGTTATATTCATTAATCAGCATTTCTGCCTTTCCTCCGCAAAACGGACACGGTTTTAATGGTTTTAATTTATCCATTTTCCATCCTCACTTTCCCCATGTAAGCAACTGGCACGCTATTGTGCAGTCCCCCATGGTTTCTAAATAAAATCTTTGATATTCATTTGCGGATTTCTTTCTAAAACAATCATTTCATCTTTAGCTCTCTGATAAAAATTTCTATCAATTTCAAATCCATATGCGCTTCTTCCAAGTTCCATGGCTGCTCTCAATGTGCTGCCACTTCCGCAGCATGGGTCAATCACTACATCGCCAGGATCGGTAAATATTTCGATTAATCTTTTCAGAACGGCTACTGGTTTTTGTGCGGGATGAATTTTAGGAATATCCTTTCTGTCTTTTTCCCACTGAAACCAGTTAAAAACCATCTTTCCAGTACCGCGAATAGTCTTTCCGTTTTCATCCGTCTGTGCTCCATTTCTGAACTTTGGAAGTTTATTTCGGTAAAACACAAGTGCGTATTCTGTAGCCCCTACCACACGCATGTTAGCTTTTAGTACCTGTGGGCTGTAATTTTTAATGAACACAAGCGGTATGTAGTGAACGAATCCATGTTTCGCGGCCGCATTGATCAGCGTTTGTATTTGCTCAAACGAACAAAATACGATCATGCATGGTGCATCTGAACTTCTTCCTCTTGCGCCTGCCTTTTTAGGCTCTTTTCTCAACATTTTTGAACAGAAGTGAAAATATTCATACAGATTGAAATTGAAATCTGAGTTGAAAGCTGCTTTTCCGGCTAATTTACTTTCACCATTCTTATTATCTCCGCCCGTGTACCACATTGGATTACTGCCATAAAAGTTGTTTCCAACATTGTAAGGTACATCCGCAATTACAAGTTGCGCTCTTGGAATTGCATATTTTTTATAATTCTGCATAGAATCACGATAAATTTCACATTTTAAATTCATTTTTTTTAAGAAGCCCGGTATACCCTTGCCCCGGCCGGAGGCTGGCTCCTTTCTTTTTTAATTAATTGTTTTTTTGCTTGATTAAATACAACCTCGTTTCACGAGGATAAGTGTTATTCCTTTCTTTTAACCATCTTCATATTTACTCGATTTCATTCAACATCATTCTTAATTTTCCGTAACATGGACAAATCCTTGTGTTATCGAAAATATCTCGCAGCAACACACAATGCGGATAAATCGCATCGACCTCATAAATGTGTTCCACTTTTTCATCTCCGCGTTCTGTGTACTTGATACGGTTTCCTTTGCGGATCCCGTACCTTTCTGCCAGATACACTCTTAATTCTTGAATCGTTATGGCATTATTTCTCATCTGAACATCTACTCTCATTTCTTCTGCTACTAAAAACATATACAAATGTATATGCTAGATGATTCGCTACAATCTCACAATTTGTAGTTACTGCTTCATCGTGTATGCTTTGGTGGTCGCAAGTGACACACTACTCACAAGTTCTTGTACACTCCGCAGTCGTAAATTCCCGACTAAGCCATCGGTACATACCTATAAATTCTTTTTTATTGATTAGATATAGGCTCATCTAAATAGCTTTTCCTTTCTAAAATTTTGTTTTTTTGCCATTTGGTTTTTATGGACTTCTACCATTACTCAATCATTACCATCAAGGTTCTACCCTATAGTTAGCAAGACTGTTTCAACTTGCACTGGCTTATCTTTCCTATGATTTCAGTGGCTTTAAGTTACCAACTAATACTATGGGTTTTAAGTATCTTTGAGTATGTTTACTCACGTTTGATGATATATTTAATTGCTTAAATTTTCTCCTAAAAACCGATTTTATCTTCACCATCGAGGATTTCTTCATCCCCATCGTCAAAATCGAAATCTGGCGTTTCTTCTACATCAGTTACCTTCCATTTCGACATGTTCTTTCCTCGCTTAATCAGTTCTGCCCTCTGCTCTTCTGTCAGTTTTCTCGGGGCTCGTAAATTTGGCACGTATTTTCTCGGAACATGAGCGAAAATCGAGCCATCTTTGTTGATTGCGATAACCTTCACATCTTCCGGGTTTTCTTCTTTCAGTTTAAGTGTTCGATTCTTTAAAGTACTTCCGTTGTACGCCGATATCTCAGCATAATCACTTCCGCGTATCCATGCGATACTACATTCATTGCAATTCTCTGCCATTATTTTCCCTCCACTTTTAATATTTTTCTCAACTTTGATGTGAGCAAGTCAAACTGTGCAAGCATGTCTTTGTCCTTATGCTTTCTAACAGTGATATCGTCTTCCGAATCATCCAGGTAATATTCACCATTGATAGGTTCTCTGTAGTCTATTTTTGATTTGAAGTCCCACCCGGAAAGGCTGAACCTTTCAACAGCTTCTTTCCGGGTAAGCGTATCTACGAACGCCCCATCTAAGGTGTACAGATCGTAAAGCTTCATCTTTCGTTCTTTCTTATCAACCGGTATTTTCTGTGAGAATTGCTTCCCGAAAATTCAATCAGTCCATCATCCGCAAACTGACGTAAATGCCTCTGGACTGCACTGGGGCTTAAGTCCAATTCCTCAGCTATCGTTTTAACCTGCGGCATTTCGCCTTTGCGTTTTTCGTATTTTACGATGAAATAATAAATATCTTTACGATTCTGCTTGTATTCCTTATGCTTTCTGCTCTTTATTTCACGTATAGTCATTTCTCGTAGTTCCTTTCATCAAGCATTTCTCTAAATTTCTCAAAAGCTTTGATTGAAGTTTTATTGTGCTGCTTTTCTGGCTTCAGGGTAATTTGCAAATGAGTATCAATGATGTGTGATAAATCACGGGCCAGAGTTTTCTTGCCTTGTTGGATACCATCACGATATCCTTTTGCCGGTCGGTAATCAGCAATCTTTTCTTTCCCTTCATCCTGTCCACCGCCAGTCTTGTTTTTCACAATCCATCCGGCATCAATGGCTTTCTGGATGTATTCTCGCTCTTTTTCATCAAGCTGTGATACCGGACAGTGAAAGAAGTCAATCTTGTAACCGCTCTTATTCTCTTCCGAATACAGCCCATGTGCTTTCATGGAACGATCAATATGTTGCTCGTATCCTGACATGTGTTGTGCCAGTCTGGTAAGAAGTTTTACTGACTGCCCGATATATCCATGAGTTTCGTTACGCCAGAGTATATATATTCCGGTTCCTTCATCCAGTTTCGGATTTACTTTCAGAAGTTTCTTCTTATTGCTCGATTCAATGGCTTTCGCCTGTCTGAATTTCTTGTAATCCAACCGAAGCTACATCCTTTCAAGCTGGTCTACGATTCTTTTGCATCCGTCCTGCACGTCTTTTAACGACTGGAACTTACACTCTTCATTTGTACTTTCCCACAGGCCTTTCATTATCGAAAAGCTCATTTTGAAGTCTGGATCATCTCCGAAATACTGCTTTGCAGTTTCGATGTCGTATCCGTCACCGAAATGCGCACAGTCGAATCCGATCCACCATGTATCCTCATCATCACAGCAATTCAGCTTAGATTCAGAATAAGTGATTCCACCATGGCATCTGATTGAATCTAAATTAGCTCCGTGCTTGGCTAACTTATGTGTTTTCGGGATTCCAACATATCCGCACCGGTATGCACCAGGCATGAACAAGACTACACATGGATGTCCTTTGTAGTTGAATCTTTTTTCTAAAACTGGTTTCATATAATCACCTCCTAAAAGTAATCATCGTCGTTGTAATCTGAATCATCATCGTATTCATTTTCGTAATACCCGTTTTCCATAATTCCTTTGAATGCAGATATTGCTTTTGCGAACCTGCCACGCAGAACCTGTTCTTTCTGTTCGAGATCATCAATAACTTTTTTTCTTTCTTCGATCTCTTTTAAAAGCCCTTTGTTCTCTTCTTCAAGATTATATCTGGAAATGCGTTTCATGGTCGTTGGGTCAAGTTTTACCGCTTCTTTCCCTGTTTCAAGATATATAACAGTTGGTTCATCCATCGATCGAATAAAACGCCTTTCGTCATCATCTAAAAATGTTGCTTCAAGCATCTGTTTTTCTGGCTCTTTGAGCATAAAATGTGTTACACCAAAACACATCATCTCTTTGTCGTCATAAAAAATAAGTTGTCCTTTTCCCATGATTCACCTCTCTTAGCTAAACGGTAAATCCGGATCGTAAGCCGGTTCAACAAATGTGTCACTTGCCGGTGCTGACGGTGGAACTGCGCCGATGTTTTCAGACCGGTTACTTTTGCCCTTGCTTTCCACAAACTCATGTGTTTCTACCAGACAGTCATTTGTGTAAATCTTCTTTCCATCAGTGTCCGTATAGTTTCCGGTCTGCCAGCTGCCGATGACTGCAATTTTCATTCCCTTATGCAGGTATTTTTCAGCAAACTCTCAATTTTTACCAAGCGCAACACAATTTATGAAATCTGCTTTCCGCTCATTATCTTTACGATACTGTCTTTCTACTGCAAGAGTGTATCTGGCAATGGTTATGTTATTGGTTCCGGTACGTATGTCCGGGTCTTTCACTAATCGACCGATCAAAATTACTTTGTTCATGCTATTTCTCCTTATAAGCTTCCGGCATCGGCATCCACGCCGAAACCGTGTATTTTATCTCTCTTCCGACTCCAACATCTGCCCATTCGCCGTTTCCAATGTATCTCAGAGATGTTGGCCATTCAGCGCCCTTGATTGTTACCGTGTACTGCGGAAGTTCCTCGATATCAACATCTTCGTCTGGCTCCGGCGGTAACATTAATTCTGTTGGAATCCATTCAATCACCGGATTATAGGATGTGAAACATTCCTTTGCCTTTTCCAGTGCATCGTTCCATCCTCTGTCGTACAAACTGGATATTGGAGAGATTTCCTTTTTGATTTTGTCCAGAACATTAATTAAAATCTGCATCCTGTCACTCCTTTTTATCCTCGTAAAAACTCAAGTAATCAAACCACTGGTCTTTGATAAAATGCCCGATGATTTTTACTGAACTTCCCCATCCCTTTGTTGCGACCCGAACATGCTTTCCTTTTAAATCCACAAGATCTTCAACGCCAACTACATCCATAATTCGCATGATTGCTTCCATTCCGGAAGCAGAACCTTTAAATTCTTTGGCTCCCAGATATCCATGTCCAAGAACATAGCCGCCGTAAACGACTCCCCATCCGCCACCGTTCAGCGTAAGATCAAGTGAAAGTACTCCGTGATCTCTGAAATTTAATGATACATTTGTAATCTCAGCGTTTTGAAGCTTATATCCATCCGCCAGTAAAAGTTCTTCTGTCCATTCTTTCAATTTTATTCCTCCTCGTAATCATTACAGTACAGTGATCCGTAATCCCAGGCCAATGTGCAACAATTACGGAATCTGCACTTGCTACAATCTGTCATTTCCATATCCCCTTCTCCTTTCAAAATGGAAACAAATTCAAATCAACTTCCAGTCCAGCTTGTCCAATCTGAATCAGAACATCATCCCCAACAACTTCTTTGACTTCTTTAAGCATTTTCCCGGCATCTGAAGCATCACCGCTCAAATGTACCAGTGTTATCGTTTTGAGCGATTCTGTGAGATTTTCCCTAATGAATTGCTTACAAGTTGACAAAGAACAATGCCCGGTGATCTGGTGCTTCCACTTCGGGTTGTTTCTGTCTATCAGTTCCTCGCAGTAATTACAATCAATAACCAAGTGATTAAGCTCCATTAATTTGAATTTGTACCGGCAATGCTCAAAGTCTGTCAGGTAAAGAAGCTTTCCCATTTCCTCATGTTCCACTAGATACCCGAAGTTCGGGCACGGCTCTTTATTTGCAGATGTATGCGGCAGGCTGAACGGAACTGCGCTGAACGAGCCGATTTTGAAATATTTCTTTTCAGCAACAGTTTTTATAGTTCCGTCCGTTATGCCTAAGTTCTTGATTGTTTCTTGCCCGGTATAGACCGTGATTCCGGCGTTCACGATTTCATGAACAGCTTCGGCGTGATCGCCATGTTCATGTGAAAGAAGTACACCGGAAACATTGCTTATCAGATAAGCAATCCCTCTGAGAATCTTTTTGTAATCGCATCCGCAGTCAAGAAGAACAATCTCGCCTGCACTTGACTGCAAAGCGTAACAGTTTCCCTTTGTGCTTCCTGTTGAAATTACTCGCATGAACACTGGAATCACCTCATTTTCTTTCTGCGAAATTAATACCTATTATTTTATAATCCCGATACATTTAAAGCTGCGGCAATTTCTTTGATGCTATCTCTTATTTTTCGCGGAAGAACGTAGTCTCCATTTCCGTTTTTTAAATCCATTACATTGGGAAGATTTTCTCTAAGAAGTCTTAATTCGTATCTTCCCAAGAAAGTCGATTCCAATTTTGTTTTTCCTTCTTTTGGAAGAATGAATATTGGCTTGTTTGAAATATGTGCATACATAAGCATACTCATTGCCTCTTTCGCCTGTTCTTCTGTTGAGTAAGCAGCCATAATTGTTCCTTTTTCACTGACATCTGGAATGTATGCTCTTATGATATTTTCAGTTCTGCTTAATGAAGCATTTTCGTATGGGATATCAATATCTCCCGTCTGACTAATTAATCTCATTTCATTCTCCTTTCAATTTCCAAATCCATACTGTGGCATAATTTAATACAGTTTCCATGAAGCATATGATTCCTACATGCTCCATATTTTTCGTTAAATTTTTCCACTGGCATCTTTTCTTCGTTTACTGCACGAACCCATCTACGAACCTTTTTCTGAGTATTTCTTTTTCTGTCACCACGTAATTTTCTGATATATTTTCCCTCATCAGTCACGTAATGGTGGAATCCAAGATAACACAGTCCCATTCGGAACGGTACAATTTGCGATTTTGGGTTCAATTCCAGCCCGAGACTTTTAACCATCATTCGAATTGCTTCAAGAATTTCTCTGGCGATGTCTTTTGTTTTGCACAACACATAAAAATCATCGTTATATCGTCCATAATATGGATTTCCAAACTCAATCGTTATCATCTGATCTAGCGAATGAAGTAGTAGCAATGCATATTTTAGGTTGACCTGGTTCCCTAATGGCAGTCCTGGATTTCCTGTACTATCAATAAATAAATGATTCAGCCAGATTGTAAAATTATCATCAAAATAGTAGTCCAGTACATCTTTCATTATTTCATGATCTATGCTGTAAAAATATTTATGAATATCACATTTTACAATCCATCCATTTATTCCATTCTTTTCATAGAAATCCAACATCTGCTCCTTTAAACCGTCCATTGCCATATGTTGTCCTTTTCCCTGTTGTCCAGCGGTATTCCATTTAATCAGAATTTTTTCAAGCTTCGGAGTCAGAACATAATCGGAAAAGCATCTCTGCACTACTTTATCCTTAAATACACATGATTCTATCGTTCGCTCTTTTGGCTCGTGGATTTGAAACTTATTATATGGATTTATGGTATACGTTTGGCTTTCCAACTGTTCTTTTAGAAGGTGAATGCCTTCAAGAGATAAATTAGAAAACCTTGCAGTGCCTGAGTTAAATTTTTTACCGCTTTTAACCTTCTTGTAAGAACGATATAAATTTTCAAAACTTGCCACAATATCTTTATCCATTTAATTTCTTCCTTTATATTTATCCATTCCGGAAAGGTTATGCATTTACTTGTATCTTTACTGATTTCAGCTTTGCGCTTACTCTGTCTGCCTGTGATCCAGGTTGGGCGAACACCGTTACTGTTGTTGTAGTTATTGCTGTTGATGTTGCCGGAAGGCGAAACAACGGTATTGCAACGCATAACCCAAGTTGTTACCTGTTTCTGTCTTTTGTTCTCCATGAAATAGTCATGTACTTTATATCTTTGACCATTTGCGACCATGACTCCATTCCACCGGAGTTGATAATTCCTAATTCATATGAAAGTTCTATAAAGTACATCAACTCATCACAATGAGTAATGGCTTTCGTTTGAAGCTCTAATCGTTCTCTTTTATAATCTTTCAGATCAGTTCGGTTGGCTTCAAAAAGCAGTTCGTAGATTTCTAATGCTTTATTTTGCATTTTATCTACAAGTGAAAACCTGTATTTCTTCGGGTATCGTCTGGCATTGCTCGTAACTATTAATGTATGCTTTGCAAGCTGCTTAGCTTTTGTTATTACCTTTAAATCTTCGTTTGCCATTAATCATCACTTCCCAATTCAAAGATTGAAGAAGAAAAGATACAAACCGGGCGAACACCGTAACTGCAGCCGCAGTTAAAGCTGACGAAGTCGCCGGAAGGCGAAACAACGGTAAGTGTTGAATTGTAATCATTTACTGGTGTACTCCATGGCGTAATCAACCACCACCATTTCGGCATGTTCGGCAGTAATTTACGATATTTCCGGTACTCATCCACAGTCAAAAGTGAAATCTTATCTTCGCAATGTCCGTATTCTGTCTGCCCGTCCAGAGAAAGTAAATCACGATCAAATCCAATGACTGCATCCTCTCCTAATTCGTCCTCAATCTTTTTCAAGAATTTAGTGTTTAATTCTTCTCGAAGTTTACTTGAAATCCAGTTATTTGAATCCGAATCAAATGCTCTTTCTTTTCCATCGAATCCATTCAAAACGGAAAAATATCCTTTTTCTGTCTTGTCCAAAATCATCCATTCCATTCCGGCGATTTCTACCGTTTTACCAATTCCCGGTTTTTCCATATGCTGCTTTTTATATTCAGCAAATTCTTTGTTGATCCGGTTTAATTCATTTTCAAAATATTTCAGATTTTTCTTCATTTTTCATTCCTCCACTTTAGATACAAAGAGATTGGATTTTAAGATACAAACTGGGCGAACACCGTTACTGTAGTTGTAGCAATCGCCGTAGATGTCGCCGGAAGGCGAAACAACGGCAAGCGTATATTTCCATCCTCTTTCCACTGTGCTCCATGCGGAGCAAGTCCAATAGGAATCATCCAATTCATTATTTGGCGTCAGTTCTGTGTATTTACGTGCTTCATCAAACGTCAGTGGTCTAACTTTGCATTCCGTTTCTCCGATTTTCTGTCCATCTACATTAATCAGATCTGATATGTCAGTTTCGATATTCTCTTCTCCAAACTCTTCTTCAAAATCTTTCAGAATTTCAGTATCACAGAGTTTCTTCAAGGATGATTTGTTATAGTCAGTTGTATCATCATCAAATTTCACATTCTCTTTCACAAATCCAAGAGAAATGATCTTGGTATGCTCTGTGTACTGTTCCAGAACTTTGTATTTACGCTTTCCGGTAGTCTGGAAGATATCTCCTGGCTTCAGTTCGAATAATCCCACCTTGCCAGATTTTTCCTGTTTTTCCAGAAGTTCAACCAGTTCCTTTGCTTTCTTTAAGATTTCACTATTATTCATATCACATTTCCTCCTGCTTCATAAAATCTGGAATCTCTGGTTCTTTACCTGCTGCCGGAACCGGTTCTTTCTCTGCTGTCTGGACAACATCTGCGACTGTTGGCTGCTTCGGCTGCTCTTCGATTGGCATTGGCTCTGGGATAAATTCTTCGGTGTTAGCGTTCTGCTCGATATCATATGCAACATCAGCTGCAAAAGCGTCATCTTTTGAAACTGTTTCTGTATCATTGTCTGCTTCCTGTACAAAAACATCACCATGAGTGTTGATGATCTGCTTTAAAGCACGATTGACAACAGTTTTCTTCGCCATCTGATCAGTGAATTTCTGGTGTGTGCCATTCCCGTTTTCCTTGTATCCAAAGCCCTGTGACCAAGATTGTTTAATCTGTTTGATGTTCATTACTTCCAGATGTTTTGTTCCATCTTCCATCAGCACAACTGCGTATGCTCCAAGGATTTTTTCATTATCAATGTTCATAAAATCCTGTTCGTGAGAATCCAGAACCTTATTTCCATCTTCAATATGATATTTGAATTTATCTCCCTGGTAGATAATCTCTGCGTGAATGTCTTTCATTCCGTATCTTCTGGCAATCGTCATGTTTCCGAAATATGATCTCTGGAACTGACACTGGCCGCTGTAAGCGATGAAATATCCCTGCTTCTTCTGCACCGAAAGTCCCAGTGTCGCCATGTTCATAAGACTGTTTGCGATGCTGATCTGGCTACAAGATTCCAGAATTGGTTTGTTATTCCTGTCTTTCGTTTCTTTGAGCACCAAATATGCTCCCATAAGTGCATTGCTGAGATTGTAGTCTTTTGGAAAAGAAAGACCATATTTACATTTCTCTTCAAGCTGCTTTGTCAATCCGTCAACAAACTGATTGTTAATCACAATTGCCGCCTGCTGTTCTCCTACTGTTGATACCTGTGTTTTGTTTGCCATTTTAATTCTCCTTTTCGTTATTTATATTTGCTAACACGCTTTTGCGTGATTGCATCTGCGTTATTCGGTATAGTTCTCAGCCACGCTAACTGGTTATTCTCTATCGTTTCGTACCTGTGTTATTTGCTATGGTTCTCAACCTTTAGACGGAATTATGTATAAGCTGGCTGGTTTCGTACCTATGTAATTTAATAGGTCTGTCAAACCTCAAATATTCAATTTACATAGGTTCTGGTGAGTGAATCGTGTTCCTCACCTTTCAGGGGCGAAATCACCTGCGACTTGAATAAGTCGATTTTTTCTGCTATTCTAATAACAGATATAGTTTTTTCTATATTTGTGTGGAGTAGCTAGGCTGTCGCCAAACAAGTTCCTAGCTATTCCTTTTTTGTGCCGCCCACTATTCCCAGTAGTGAACGGCTGTTGATTAAAACAGTTTTTTAAGCTAATTGGGGTAGGCCGTGCGTTTCTGGCTTTCCCTTCTTATAATGTCTTTACATCCAATTCTCCATCTGAACCTTTCAGCAGAATCATCTGTGTATCCAATTCTGGAATCCTGTCCGAATTTACGCTTTCGGTATCGTCAACCCAAACCGGAAGTCGTAAGTCGTTCATCTCCTGTAATCCCATCACAAGGTCAATGTCGCAAAGAATCCGGTCACTATGGTTCAGACCGTTTGCATAATCAATGCCGTTGCAGATCATCCGGCAAGTTTCCAACGGTTCTCCATCCTGCGTGTAATCAAGGAACTGGAACTGAAAGTGTTTGAAGTGCGGATTAATCACTGCTGCCAGTGCCTTATTCTTCTCAATGGAATACTCGGTCAGCTGATCCACTTTCTGCTGAATATTTGCCTGCTTCTGTGAAAGCTTTTTCTGCTCTTCCTGCAACGCTTCAAGGTTGTTGGATTTTTCCTCAAGTCTTGCGGTCTGAGTCTTAATCTTTGCTTCAATATCTCTGAGTTTTGCTTCCAGAGAATGACGGTTGTTGCTTAATAAAATCCTGTCATTTTCGCCGTTTCCGATGCCATTGAGACTTTCTTCCAGTGCTGAGATTTTGCCGCAAACTGCCTTGTATTCTTCATCGCCAGACATATCCGGTTCCGGAATCGGTTTCTCAGCTTCTTTTTCCGTTTCTGCGATTTTAAGTGCCAGAGATGTGATTTCTTTCTTAGTAGCTTCGATAACTGTTTCTGCTTCTTTCTTTGTTTCCTTCGCCGTTTCCAATCCCTCGGAAGCTTCGTTGCCGTCCTCAGTGATCTGCTCCAGTTTGGTGCGTTTATTTTTCTCAAACTGTTCTTTCTCTCCTAATTTTTTGGATATCCTGGACTGCTTATTAAACTCAAACTTGCGCTTCGCAGTTTCCACCTGTTCTTCCGGAAGCATCTGTCCGCATGTCGGGCAAATAGCTAATGCCGGGTCAAATTCTTTTCCACGGATTGCAGTAAGTTCGGTATCGCCGTCCCACTTCTCTTTTAATGCTTCCGTATATTTCTTTTTAGCCTGTGCCAATGCTGCTTTGTGGCGTTCAATTCCTTTGTCGGCGTGTTCCAAATCCATCTCGGCAAGCCTTAATTTGTTTTCGGCATTTTTCTTGTCGGATTTCAGCGTATATAATAAGGAAGTTATTCTGTCGTGTTTTTCTCTGACTGTTTTACCAGCTTTCTCAACCAGTGCGTCACGTGAACGCTTCAGCCCTGCCAGCTCAATAGAGATCCGGTCGTATTCCCTTGAAGCATCACAGAGTACTTTCTCCTGCTTCTCATTTTCCTTCAACAGGTCAAGAAGATCATCCCTCTGCGCCGGAAGTGTTTCATCGCATTCAACCTGTCGGCCCTGCTCTTTTCTGATCTGCTTTGCAATATCCTCAACATCTGACTTGGCTTTTCTCAGGTCTCTTCTGCGGGCTTTTAAGATTTCTTCGATAGAATCTCCTTCCACGCCTTCGTTCTTTATCCATTCATATTCCGGATGCTCTGCTCTGAACTGTGATTCACTGAATCCAGCTATTCCTCCCAGTGTTTCCCTTGCTTTTGCTGTTGCTTTCTGGATCTCATTCAAAAACACTCTGGCGTTGCTGCACATGGCAATCGTATCGGGATCGGCAATCCTTTTAAGAATCTCCATATACTCGGTTTTGTTCCGCTTAATTCCGTTGACGTAATATTCAACTGTATTGGAGGATTTCCCCTTTTTGGTCTTTTTCTGGATAACATATTCCGTTCCGTCAACGTCAATAACCAGCTCTCTCACTACTGGATCGTCAACTTCTTCACCATCAACCTTCCGGCGGATATTGTTCGGAAGTGTTCCATCTGCCAGTTTTCCGGTCAGGACATCAAAATATGCGTCCATCAGAGAAGTTTTGCCCTGTCTGTTTCTTCCGGAAACTTCTGTTCTTCCTGCGAAATCAAATTCTCTTGCTTCAAATTTCTTATAGTTTTCAACGCTGAGTTTTTTCAAAGTTACCTTTTTCATCTTTGATTTCCTCCATCTCCATTACTGAAACTTCGTATGCTGTTTTTCTAACATAGGAACCATCTGACTGCTTCTTCCAATAGTCACGGCTCTGCATACGTCCCTTTAATCTAACTTTTGTACCTACTTTCCATTCAGAAGCTTTCACCGCCAAGTCTCTCCATGAAATACAAGAAATGTATTCGGACCGCCTGTATCCATTGATTGCCACACAAACTTCGCAGATTGTTTTTCCTAATGGCGTTTTTCTCAGCACCGGCTTCTTGCAAATGTTTGCAGTCATTTCTACTGTATTCACAAGAAGCGTTCCTTCCGTGCTGACATCATATGTTTCCAGATACATATACTTTTTCTCTTGGTGGTCTGCTCTGACCCATTTGGAACGGATTCTTCCCGAAACCTTTATCCAATTCCATTCCCGGAACGTACCTTTGAGTCTGTTCGGGATCTCAACAATGATATCGTCCGGTGTTCCGCTGAACCGATCACTTCTGACGACTAGAAAGCTTTTGCCCTTCCTTGGCTTAAATTTGACTTCTGCCGGATCAGTTACGAATCCGGTCAGTGTTGCTTTGTTTAAATCTTGCATTTTTGCTTTCTTTTTCCTTCCTTTTAATGTCGTGTACGAAGTCATTGATTTTTAGCATCACTGCCAGCCCGGCTGTACTCATTAAGATGTAATCCAATGCCAGAATCGTGAGTGCGTCCAAATTAGTCACAGCCCAGCATACTGTAAAGAACACGATTGCCAGACCAGAAACCCCGAACACTGCAAGCCCCTCTAAGTAAGTTCTCATTTTTTTCCTTTCCCCAGCAATCCCATTGCCAGCACTGTAGTCAACAGAGCAATGATTGCCAGATCTTTGTTCCTTGCTTCCTTCTCAAGGTCTTTGATGATCTCAGAAGCAAGTGTTTTGCCAGTTTCCTTAGTGATTTTAGACATTAAAAATGCCCTCCTGTGTTTTTATTTGTCAAATACAGGAAGGTGTGATATAATCAACCTGTATTTAACTTACTCAAGCTAAGTTAGATACGTGCTCCGGTTGGTGTTCCTGCACCGCCGGGGCTGCTTACAACTTAAATGCCTAACATGGCAGCCAGAACGTTTTTGTCGACGTAATCGCTATCCGAAGCATCAAGATAAGCTTCAACAGCTTTCAATCTGCCTGCCAACAGGGCATATTCTTCTTCAATGGTCTCCGGGATAAAATCCACGGAGCTTTCTTTTTCTACAGCCATCAATTTTCTTCCTCCTTTTCACAGTATGGACATGGGGCATTAAGTAACAGGTTGTTCAGCACCGCTTTTACAGATACAAAGTTTTCCTCCATATCACGTAATGCTTCGCACACATCATAATATTTTCTGCTTCCTTCAGTCGTTGTGATGCCGACGCATATCGTGCGATACGTCCCCAACTTTTCACTGCTGAAAACCTTACATTCAAAGCACACACACGCTTCTGGAACTGTGTCCTGTGCTTTCCGGCACATTCCATATAAGGTATCAGCATAAAGGTTAAATTTCTCTGCTTTTGTCATTTGTCCGCTCCCATCCCGGCGTTTACCGCCTTGAAAATCATCTGCTTTGTTTTTTCCTCTCCGAATGCTTTGGAGAAGGAACTGTAGGTACGAGATATGATTTCTGAAAGATCATGGATAACTTCATTTCCCGCACCGTTGATTGATACGTTTCCTTTTTCACATTTAATCATCTGATTTTTACCTCCTGATTCGATAATTTTCGCCTTGCAACCTCCTATACTGTTCGCTCCCCTTTTGTGATATAATTCTTCCAGAAGGGAGGTGATATATTTATGGATTGGGGTGCTAAAGCTTCATGGATTGCTCTGATTGTCGCAATTATTTCTCCTGCGATCACAACTTATCTGAATAATCGTTTTCAATTAAAAGCAAAATCTATTGATTATGAGTTTTCTAAGCAGTCGGAATATTACCAATATCAGAAAAACTGTTATGAAAACTTTATAAAATTTGCTTCAAAGCAGATTGAAACCGATTATAAAAGTGAACGGATAGAATTTTGTGAATGCTTTCATAAAATGTTGCTCTATTTGCCAAAAAGTAATTGGGACGAAGCTAAAACGCTTTATGAATCAATCACTAATAGAAATCCTGATGCTCTTGAGAAGCTTTACTGTTTTACTAAAACATTGGGTGCCCAACTACGAGAATCGTGGCGGCAGTTCCAAGTATGATTGTGTAAATCAGACCAAACTTTCTCATTCCATTTTTGTTGTTCCCGTGCCAGTACGACATCAAACTGCAAATTATAAGCGTTGCTGACAGGGGAATGGCATTTAAAATGTTCAACTCGCAACCTCCTGTCCCAGAAACTTATTCACGAAATACAACTGCCCTTTTCCACTGACTTTTGTCGTGCGTGTGATTCTGACTGAACCATCTGGATTCTGAACATTGGATTCTTTGATTTCAAATAATCCCTGCTCAACATATTTCTGTTTCGGCATATTTCGTGAACTTCCAGAAACCATCAGATAGCCATTGTCTCTCATCCACTGGAATAATCGTTTCTGCCCTATCTGATATCCGTTCTGGCAGATAAGTTTCGCTAAGTCTCCGATAAGAATTGATGTGTGGCTTGCAGATACCGCATCTGCGAAGATTGTTTTCGGTCTGTCAGATTCGATTTTCTTCACAAGAGATTTATTTGTATCTTTCAGCTTCGCAATAGTCTGGTCTGCCATCTTCAATGCTCTGGCAAATACCTGTTCCGGCGTGTTCCAGGCTTTTTCCAAATCTAAAAAATACTGTCGGTACTGTCTGCCTTTTTCTGACCGCTGAATCATGCAAATCTGTTTTGCCATGTCTACGGAAATCTGGTAGTCAGTAATCTCTCTTTCTGCTCCATTATTTACAAGTGTGGAAGTTTTCACGCTTGTAAAATCGTTTCCTTCAGCAAAACCATATGCAGACATTCTTTCGAACCATCTCGAAAATCTATCTGTAATCTCAAGTCCTGCGTGTAAATCTCTTGCTGATACAGTTGGTTCTTCACCACTGTAATTAATAGGTATTAATTCGTTCATTGTTCTCCTTTCTGTGTTATACTTTAATAAAAAAACGGAGGGTTAATTATGCCAAACACTATTATTAAATTTGTTGTAGAAAATAAGTCTTTGCTTACAACCGTTATTGCGATCGCAGGATTTGTTCTTTCTCTATTTCAATTCATTCATTCACTTTGGAGTAAACGAACAAATATTTCTGTTTCATTGGAAACACTGTGCACTTTAAATGTAGAAAACAAAAAGTCTATCAAACTAGGTTTAATCTTTCAGAACAATTCATCTTCTCCTATAATTATTACCAAAGTTTCTTTACTTTTGAATCATCGCGCTTCGTATTCATGTGTTCTAACCCATAGATGGGTTGCTGAACGTTATTATCCAAAGCACAATGAAACAGATATTCCCATCACTGAAAGAATATTCAGTGCGGATTTTCCGATCTCTTTGCAATCATCACAAGGAATATTTGAAATTGTCCTATTTGACATTCCTGCTAATATTAAATTGAGCAAAGATTTTATCACATTAAAAATAATCACAAACAAGAAGAATAAAATATATACTCTTCAAGTACCAAAAGAAAGCAAAGATTTACTTTCGATTTAAGAAAAAAGTGATTATATTTAAAATGATTGCTGCAATAGAAAAGAAAAGCACTACATCGTATAAATTCATCTAATTTACCTCCTTTTTACTGGAATCGGCAATTTCCTTATCTCTAAGGGCTGACAGATAAACGATTGCCATATTTTTGTTTTCTTCTGATAATGTTGCGAAAATATCGGCAATTCGTTTTCCGTCTTCAATATCTTTGTTTTTTAATACTTCCATATTTTTCTCCTTTCTGTTTAGTGAGTTGTTTTTTTGTATCAGCTTTTCAACTTAGTTTAATATTACTACAACTCAGTTTATCTGTCAAGCATAATTTTAAACTCAGTTTAAATTTTTATTGACTTTTCTTTCTCTAAGATGTATTATGATATTGGGAGGTGAGGAAATGACGGACATTCTCATTAGAGTCCGAGAGGTACTTTTGGAAAGTCAAAAATCCCAAACTGAGATAGGGAAAGCAATCAGAAAAACTCCTCAGTATGTTTGGAAACTTTTGAATGACGACAATGCTAATCCAAGTAAAAGCGTTATCAAAGACATTTGCCAAGCATTCGGGATTAACGAAGACTGGATCAATAAAGGAGAATTACCCAAGGATCTAAAATTGGACAAAGATTTCTCTTCTATATGTGCTGAAATAGGCACTGAGGATTCCAAGGCAAAAGAAGCTATTATGAAATACTATCAATTATCATCAGAAGACAAAGAATTGTTTTGGAAGTTCATTGAAAGGTTCGCCAAATAGAAAGAAGCAGGGATTAATCTCCCTGCTTCTTTTCTTTCTCAAAAAGAGTATGTGTAAAGCTATAAATCATCGCCAAGAATCTTACGCTTTCTATCTTTTGTATCATACTAATAATTTCTTTCTTATAGTCCATAAAATAACCCTCCCTGTTTGCAAACTACTGCCTACATTAAAGTATATGCTCGATTAGCAGATGGAATACCGCGAACTTATGTTTGCATTATATCCTATAATATGTCTAATAAAGCGGAATAAGTGGGATGAAATAATATTTCCACGAGGTAATTGCCAATGGTATACCGGAATATTTACAATCGCATAGAAATTATTCGTGATAGCAAAGGTAAAATCATTCCTCTTTGGAGCAAAATAAAATACAAGCATAGGAATATGCTGCATCTGTTTCGTGACATTTCTTTTGACTGTTGGTTGTCTGTGCATATGTTGTTCGGAACAAATGCTAGTACCTCTGTTTGTATATTCTTCTACGCATACCGGTGAACTGATGATGTAGTTGACGTATAATATAATTCCGATAATGGCCAGAATTTGTTTGAATGTTTTCATTGATAACACCTCGAATTTTATTATATTTCACTATACTACTTGTGCTTTAAATGATATAATGTATACAAATTTTACTAAGGAGGATTTACTATGAAAAAGCATTTAAAATTATTAGCGGCGCTTGGTGTCACAAGCATTTTGGTTTCATCCACTTCTATCCCGACGTTTGCAGAAGACTTTGTTTTATATGATGAAAACGGAGTACACGTCGAAACAAAAGGCTTAACAGAGTCGCCATCAAAAGGAACCATTGGTTTGTATATCGAAAACAATTCTGATCTGAATTTAGGTATTGCACCTTACGCTTATGCCATAAACGGCATCATGGCTGGTGGTGACCAATATGGTCTTAATTCTGCCGATGTTGCACCAGGTAAAAAAGCAAATTCTACTATAGAACTTACCAGTGCTTGGGAAAAAACCAATTTTTATAAAGATTATCAAATGGATGAATTGAGCAGCTTCGATATTTTGCTGTGGGCTTATGATAATTCAAAAAGCTTTAAAGCTTTCGATAGTGGTCAGGTGCATGTTGATGTAACTGGAGCCACGGAAACATCTTCACCTGTGTTAAGTAACGTTCAAAACATATATGATAAAGATGGTATTAGCGTTGATTTTGTATCATCAAAAGAGAACAGTTTCACGTTTTGCATCACGAATACAACTGGTCAGTATTTTGTTTACGATGTAGTTTCTGAAACTTATAATGACTTTACAACTTCCGATGTGAATTATGAACTGTGCAACAAATATTTGCTGAATAATTGTAAAACAATTATAACCTTAACTCCAACTGACGATTTCCTTTCAATGAACGAGATTTCTGAAATATCAAAAGTAGATTTCGCATTAACAATCAGACCGTTGGCTGAATATGAAGGTGAATATACTACAGATTTAATATCATATCAGAAGTAAAATATAATTTTCTCATATCTTTTATTTATGGACTGACTGCCGGATATTTAAGCACTTTTATTAACACAGGAGAGCAGCTTTGGTAAATTTCCGGCAATTCAGCCCATTTACAGTATTAAACTGCTGTAGTATAATATCTGTATAAATACTATCTACATTGTAAATTCTACAACATTTCACCGTAAAAATTGGTAAATTGAATAAATAGCATGTTTTCGCATAACGAAAAAAGGGTGTGATATAAATGCGAATAGCGATACTTGACGATAACCAGCTTGATATTGATTATTTCAAGGCAAGGGCTGAGTCATTTTTGAAGAAAAAGGGCGACAGAACGTACCAGATTTCAGAATACACTTCTGGTGTCCCTCTTGTGGATGATGTGAAAGACGGTGAATGGTTTGACTTGATCGTGTTGGACATCATTTTAAAAGACGGCGAAAATGGTATTGATGTAGCATATAAGTTACGTGGCTCTGGTTATTCCGGAAGTCTGATGTTCTGGACAGCTCATGCCGGCTACATGCGTGATGCTTTTGATGTTCAGGCAACACAGTATGTTATCAAAGGGCATGAAGATGGAAGGGTGTTTTCCGTAATTGATACTACACTTGGAAGATTGGAAGAACGGATGCTCACTGTAAAATTCAAAGGTGATTTCCACAGGGTTTTCTTTCGTAACATCGAATATATAGAAAGCCGTGGTCAAATGTGCATCATCCATTGCACGTGCAGGCATCAGTATGGTTTTTACCGGCGTCTGCATGAGATAGAAAAAGTTCTGGATCGGCGTTTTGTCCGGTGTCACCGCAGTTATATCGTAAACATGGATTACATCGCAAACATTGCATCTGACATCAAGATGATTTCCGGTGATATCGTTTCAATATCGCAGAACCGAAAAAGAGAAATAGAACAGATATATCAGGAATATCTCGAAGAATAAGAAAAGAGTCGGGTTTTTATGCCCAACTCTTTTCCTGACTGTCCACTCGTGCCGCTGCTAACAGCCTCGAATTGGGACATACAGCTCTTCCGTTCATGCACGGTGGAATCAGTCTGCACTCTTCACTTGTGCGTAGCCACACAGGAAACTTTACATCATAAGTTCAACCCCTGTGCGGCTGTTGATAGTATACCTTGTTCTGAAGGAAAAATCAATCAGAACGTTATTTCGTATTTGCTTTCATATGCTCAATCACTCTCTTCCAGGTATCAATGCCGCAAGTTCCATTTGCCTTTACGCCAACATTTTTCTGGAAAACTTTGAGGGAATCATATGTGTCATTCCCAAATTGTCCGTCAACTTCTACGCCCAGCATCGCCTGAAGCATTGCCACTGCTGTACCGGAACTGCCCTTTCTCAGAATCGGAAGCCTTGTCTGGAAGGTACCGGTGAGCGTGGTTGAAGGCGTGCTTACTTTTGCACCGGTGGTAACAGCGATAGCCACGTGGTGGTTATCATTCAGAAGGATATCTCCTGCCTTTAGATAGTCACCGGATGTCAGATACTTGCTATCCGTCAGTACTTTCGCACCAGCAGCCTTCATTGCGGCTCTCATGTTTCGTGTTGTCAGATAGATGCTGACCGCTTTAAGCTTTGTGTTATTTAAGCGATACCCAGCTCCTTTGACGATAGCCGCTGTACTTGCGCTACAATCAGATTCACAAGCTACCGTGATCTGCGCCGGATCGTAGTTGCTTGCCTTTAAGTGCTGCCAGAATGAATACCGGTCATTGCTGTTTCCGGCAGTACCCTGATCGTACCCAATGAAATTGTTCTGCGCTGCTTTTGTCGCCATGTCTGCGATCATGGCTGCGATTTTCGCGTCATTGAATCTCAGGACACAGAGCCACGGTCTGCTGTACCAGTTCATGATCTGATATTCTGTACCAGTCTGATCTCCTGCTTTCCCACCTGCATATCTTCCTCTTTCATCATGTCCGCAGTTACTGATTTTTACCATTTTAGTTTCTCCTTTCTGGTTAGAATCTCTGTAGTC